CATCCACGCGCGGGGGAGCGTCCTGGTCACGGGCTTAGGACTTGGAATGATGATTGCCCCGCTCTTGAAAATGAAAGAAGTGAAGAGCGTCACGGTCATCGAGAAGTCGCAGGATGTCATCTTCTTGATTGGGCTTCCGCTGCACCACCCGAAGCTGGAGATCATCTGTGAGGACGCGTTCACCTGGCAGCCCGTGTACCTGGGAAAAATTCGTGAACGGTTCGATTGCATCTGGCACGACATCTGGCCGAAAATCTCGCCGAGTAACTTGGCGGGGATGACTCTGCTGAAGAGGCGCTATCGGCGGTACTTGAAGCCAGGTGGTTGGCAGGGCTGCTGGTGCGAAGCCAAGTGTCGGAATGTCCGCCGGGCCGACAACTACTGGAAACGGAAGTGTGCATGAACGCCGTGCAGAAAACAGTATGGTGCTGCTCCAAGTGTGGTCGAATACACGAAGATCAGTCTGTCGTAGACCAGTGTTGCGTGCCCCAACCCTGTGAACGCTGCGAAAAAGAACTGAGGCAAAGTCCGTATACGGTCTGCAAGGATTGCCGACACCAACTTGAGCGGGAACGTGAGCGCGAGCGGTTTGAGAAGGCCGAAAAGATCCCCGAGGCTCAGTGGGCTGGACCTGTCTTCTCTGAAGACTGGGACGAGGAAGAGGGGTACGCGGAGTCGATTGCAGAGCTGCTTGGGGGCATCATCGACGCCAACTCCGGGATGTCTCGGGAAGAGAACGGCGAAAACTTAGACCGCGGCGACAACGAGACTGAATTCGAGTGGGCTTGCCGGTTCATCCCGGAGTACGTGTGGTCCTGCGATGTTGTTCATCCGCACGTAGACGCCCAAAGTGTCATTGAGGGGGTCTGTGAACAGCTGTACGAAGACGCCTATGACGCCATCGTGGGTCACGACGACTTGCAGAAGGCCCTGGATGACTGGTGTGCGGAGCAGACCGTTGTTGGCTGGGAAATCAACTACAAGAAGGCCATCGTCATCGATCGCGCTTATTGGATTGAAGAACTGAGAAAGAGTTCGGTGCCATGAGCAAAGAACCAGACCGTTTGACGGAAATCGGTGCGGAGATTGGTGCCCTCCTGGAGGAGAAGAATCGGGCCTATGGTAGCGCCTTCGAGAAGGCACCCGAAATCCTCAAGGTACTGTTCCCTAACGGCGTACAACCGGCGCAGTACCAGGACCTGCTGGTCATCACTCGCATCATCGATAAACTGTTCCGGGTCGCTAACGACAAGACGGCCTTCAGCGAAGACCCCTGGAAAGACATCGCCGGGTATGCCATTCTCAGCCTGTGGTCCCAACAAAAACGAGGAGGAATCAAGTGACCGAACCGACGCATCGTGCCTTTTTGTTGAGCGAGGAGGCACTCGAAGATGTGCTGAGGAAAGACCGCGGTATCTTTTCTCCAGAGCCGGGTGAACTCTACCGCGAGGTCGGCGGGAATTGGCACATGGTCGAGATGGACTACCCCGCCATCCGGTACGAGGGTCGAGAGGATACCCGATTGCACGTTTCGGATGCCACGCTGGACCTCTTGCCAGGCGAGGATCTCGAGTCGTTCATGGTGTCGTTGAAGAACAAGTTCGTCGCAGTGCTCCTACTGGACGAGACGCGGCATTCGCTCTTCATGAAGGCCGAGTTGGAGTCCAATTCGATGGCTGCGGCCGGTCGGCAACTGCACCTGGGCAACCTGGTGGTTCACTACAAGCAGTCGTCGCATGGCTTCCGGCGCAGGGTTCCCTGAGTGGAACGGTTTACTGCGTAAAGCTGGCGAAAACAGCGACGATAACCTATCATTGGCTCACGTATCGGAGGAAAAAACCATGACCGCGAAATTGACCCGTGCCCAGCGGGATACCATAGCCGACCTCGACCACAAGATTTCGGCCCTGAACCACGAGTTTTCGAAGGGAAATGGAGCCATCGAAAACGCGCAAGCTGCCCAACTCAGCCAGGTGAGGCGCCGTTTCACCGATCAGGTCAAGCCAATCAACGAACGAAAGCAGAAGGAGTTGAACAAGCTTCGGTCTCTGCGGGAAAACGAGTTGAAGGCCGTCGACCAACGGTTTGATAACTTGGTAGTCGACTTGCACAAGGAGTTTTCGGGCGAGTTTCAGAAGCTCGAAGCCGACTACACCAAGGCGGAGACCGAGGTTTCCAGCAAGTTCAGCGCGCAGCTGACGAGCAGAGAGAGCATCTTCCAGGCCAAGCTGCACGAGTTGCAGGCGCCGCGTGACGACATCATGCAGAAGGCAGAGAAGGCCGAGAAGCGCGAAGAGGAAGAGCGAGCCAAGCGGGAAGCCGAAGCCAAGGCCAAGAAAGAGGCTGCTGCCGTAGCGTCCGCGGCCCCCGTCGCTACTCCAGAGACCCCCAAACCGACCGTTTCGACTCCCGCTTGAGTCCATAAACCAAGGAGGATGACGTGGATCCGCAGCGCAAGTCTCTGCCCATCAAGGAGTGGAAGGTTCTCGATACGTTCTTCATCGCCAAGAAGCCCATTCGAGAGGGGCTCGACCTCGAGTTGGTCATTGAAAAAGAATGTCCAGTTTTCGAGGGGCGACAGGAGAACTTCGACGGAGATCCTAAAGTCTCCGTCCGAATGACGCGTGGAAACCTGAAACTTCGGCTGTCGTGGGCTGAGGCCAGCATTTTTGCCGACCTCATCCGGGAAGCTCAGGCTGCCTGTACAGACAAGGTGCAGGCTGTCGAAGAGGAGTGCGCCAAGAGGCGTGCTGAGCGTGCCCAGAAGCGCGCCGACCGCGAGATGGAAGCCAGCAGCGACGATGAGGGTCCCCGTGGGAACGACCGCAAGGGTTTCCGTCGGACTGGCAAGACCGAGCGGGATCGAGCCAAGCGCAAGGGCAAGACCGAAAACGCTGGGAACGCCTAGCCCTCCAGGATTCAAAAACTACCCCCCATTTCGGGTATAAGAAGATGACAACCATAGAGCAATCTAGGGATGTCATCTTTCTCCCCTAATCCCTAAGAAAGGAGACTGGGATGAAAGCGTTCATGCTGCAGTTGGTGCTGGCGTTCCTGGCGCTGGTGCCCGCTCTCCTGGTCTTCAAGTCCATGGGGAGCGGATTCAGCGGATTCGCCGTTGGCACGGTCGTGGCCAGCGGCATCTACTACCTTTTCGAAATGCTCTGGAGGGAGCTTTCGGAGTCCGAAGAAGTGAACTAGCCCTCCACGGTGGGGGTGAAGGATCCGGCTATACGGGTCTTTCACCCCTGCCGTTGAGCCCTGCATCAAGTCGCCGCCTTCACGTGGCGCGGGGTGAGCATCCGGGATTCTCCGGGTGGCCAAGGCGACTAAGCGCGCTCGAAAGAGCAAGGAGGGACTTATGGAACCCGTAACTCTCATCGTCATTGGTGGTGCTGTGGCGGAAGGTTCGCGCTGGCTGTACTTTCACACCCTGGAGCGGTTCGTGGATCCGGAGAAAGCGGCCATCCGGCTCCGCTGCCGGGCCTCGATGCTCGAAGCCTTCGTGGCTTTGAGCAAGAGCCGCAAGGAGGCCAAGGCCACCGTGAAGGCGGCCAAGGCCGCCAAGCCGGCCCTGGCCGGCGCCTAGCGCTGAAAAAAAGAAACGCGTGTGAGCGCCCCCTTCGGGTGGGTGGAACACGCTTTTCTTTTAGTTACCTGATTGGAAGGAGGTGTCTGTGTTCCAAACGAAAACCCACCAGGAGGCTTCGACGCTTGGCACCCTGCAAAAGCTCGGCCTCATCCGACCTGGGTGGGCGCCGACGTTTGAGGAATTCACGAAGAAGCTGGAACCGATGTTCCAGCAGCTTTTCCAGTTTGTCCCTTCGGCTGCCGATGTCAGTTCGATGGCCCAACTGATGTACGCCGTCTGCGTTGTCCACAGCGCTGGTGGCGCGACGTTCCAGCTGAAGCCGGGGCTCATCAAGCTTCTCCAGGAGACGGACCTGCCCCAGGACATGAGCATGGAGTTCCTGCGTCTGCCGTTCGAGGGCATCAACTTGGATATCCCAGCTGGGACGCTGCGCCCGCCGATGGATTCGGTGACTCGGCTGTTTTTGGTTCATGTTCCGGGCGACCGTTTTCGTATCATCTGTACCCCCGATGAGATTCACACGCATTTCGTTTCGATTCGGTCGACCAGCGAAGGGACGATAGAAGACGCCGTGGCCGATACCAAGGCCAGAGCTTTCGAGGGTATCCCGAAAGCGGCCGAAGACGAGATGCGGAATTCGTATATCTATGACGATTATTTCACCAGCGATTTCTTTGTCTTCCCGATCAACGCAGCGCTCTACATCACCAGCGCTGGTGCCGATGTCGTTGAAAGCCGGGTTGCTGTTCACGAGCTGCACCAGCAGCTCCAGGGAGTCAAGAAGGGACTGAAGCGCGAGAAGCTCCAGGCCAAGCTCGCCGGGGCGAAGCAGCACAAGATCTATATCTGTGGCGAGAAGCTTGCCGTTCAGAAAGAGCTTACTGCGAACTTGACCGAGGAGGGTCGGAAGCTCACGAAACGTTTTCGTGTTCGAGGCTTCTGGCGGAATCAGGCCTGCGGTCCAAAGTGGACTGAGCACAAGCACCTGTTCGTGGCCCCCCATTGGAAGGGACCAACTTTCGCAGAACTTTTGGAGCGCAACTATATCGTCAAAGATTGAACCCGGATGCTGCGTGCGCTGGGGCCGGGCTCGGTGGGCGCGCACTCACTCTCTGCTGTAGTCCCTCCTCAGCGGAGAGCGTACGCAGCTTGTTTTAGTGGCGCATCAGGCGTTGTTGCGCAGGAGAAATGGGGGGCATTCCCAGCGCAGGCGTTGAGCCGTGCCCCTCGTCTCCGAGAACGCGGCCAGTTTCAGCGATACCCTTGTGTTGTAGGCCGTGCTTTCCGAGGTGCATGGCATCGTGCCCAAAGAACTTACTTCTTCGGATGAGGGGCATGAGAACGTCGTCGAGCGCCCCGAATGGAATCTCGATGGCCTGCTTCACAAGGCCTGCTTCTCGGAGGGCGAGGGTCATGCCGATCTTGTAGAAGTCCATGTCGGTAATCATAGGCCACTTGTGGCCTTTCTTCAAATACCGTATTCTTTGCCAGGACCAGGAGGCATCATGGCGTACGACCCTGAACGGTTTGAACCTGTGAGAGTGGGCCACGAAGGCGTAGCTCACGAGACAGACAAGGCAAAGCTCTTCAAGATTGGTGAAGAGAAAATCTGGGTTCCGAAATCTCAGATATCTTCAGAAGAGGGCGATGAAGACGGAGGCGCCTTCTGGGTGCCCAAGTGGCTCGCTGAAGATAAGGATTTAGAATATGAGTAGCGATTGCCGTTGCTGTTGGCCCGGTTGCCACTTCCCTTCGGAGGGGACCGTCGAGGGCAAGCCGCTCTGTGACAAGCATGATGCGCTCGTGCTGTCCGAAGATCCGAAGGTTGTGGACCGCTCTCGGGCGAAGATAGGGCTCAAGCCCCATGCTGTCATTCGTGGGCGTGAGGCCACGTGGGATGAATTCAAAGTCATGTGCGCGGTGAAGAGTTGCGGCGGCGGAACGACCTACTGGGTCGAGAAAAAGATTCCCGTGTGTCTTTGGCACACGATGGGGGTGGCCGATCTCGAGAAGCTGGACTTGCGGGCGGAAGTCGCGTACATCAAGGGTAGTAAAGCAGTTCCTGCTGACGTTGAAATTCCGGACGCTCCCTCGGCTGAGCTCCCGGAGGAGCCCAGCCCACAGAGCGGCCAAGCTGCGGCAAGCGACGACTGGGAGTCGCGGCTTGCCAGCGGAGAGTTCGATTGATGGAGAACACAGAGATGAAGGTCTATCAATTTACCCACAAGGACTTGGATGGAATAGGCTGCGCAGTCGTCGCAGGCATTGCTTTTCGCAATTGCCTAGAAACGACGTACGTCAACTACGATGACATCGACACCAAGATCCGTGGGTGGATGGCCCGGAGGTTGAGTCTTCCGAAGAACTCAAAGACGTTGCTGCTCATCACCGACATCTCCCCAGGGTACGATGTGTGCGTTGCTCTGGACGATTTGCACCGTGGCGGCGAAGTTGTCATCTTGTGTGTTGACCACCACAAGACGGCAAAGGAGAAACTGCAGCGATTCGAGTGGGCACGGTTCGATGAGAAGGCGTGCGGAACTCGTATTTTATTTCAGGCTCTGCAGGCTATGTCGCACGCACGTGAGTCCCTCATGGCACACACGGAGCTTGAGGACTTCGTTGGCGCCGTTGGGGCCTATGACCTGTGGCTCCTCGAGGACCCACTGCGTGACCGGGGGGAGACGTTGAATCGTCTGTTGTGGTTCGTTGGGCTCGAGCGCTTTGCGCACGAGTTCTCCGAGAGCGCCGACTCCGACCAGTCGAGTTGGTTTCGCAGCGTGGCGCCAGTTTTGCGCGAGAAGGAAATCGCCGACGTTGAGAACGTGGTCAGCTCTCAATCGCCGTGCATTGTCCGAACCGATCGGGACGGGAAGAAATACGGCGTAGTCGTTGCTCACCACAATACGTCGCAGGTTGGGAATGCCGCTCTGAGCCGAAATCCAGAAATCGACTACGTTGCCATCGTCAATCCGATGTACCAGAAGTTTGAACTGCGGTCTCGGGTTGGCTCCGGTGTCGACGTGGGAGAAATCGCGAAGAGACTGGGCGGCGGTGGGCATTCCAACGCGTCTGGGTTTCCGTGTGCTCTGCATGAGTTTCTCGGAGAACTCGCCAACGAGAAGTTCCGATGAGAGAAATCTACAAGTCGTGCATCCGGTGTCCGGCTGCGTTGCTTTGCCGGGTTTCTGCGATGCACGTGTCATGCACGTGCCCAAAGTGTCAGCGGCACTGGCAGTATTTTAGGTTGCAGGACGACAGCGTGGGTTACTGCATCCGGATGCCAAACAACGAGTGCGAAGACCCCCTGCTGTATTGGGAACGTGCCAACACGTGCCCACGCTGCGCGGGATTTTCTACGCAGCTACTTCAGCCGTCTGACCTGGCCTGGTTGGGGATAGGGGACAGCGTTCGCGTTGCCTACTTCATGGACACGGAAGAATCCACGGAATCCTTGCCTAGCTCATCAAGCTGACCTACCTTTTCATTGGTTCATTGAGGTGAAGATGACTGAGAAGAAGGACGATATTTCGGGTGGGCCTACGCCCTCTATTCGGGAGTCCGACGGCGATGTGCAGTTGGCTAAGCCGCTGACGCCGGATGAAATTTGTCAGCGGCGTCAGTTGGCCCTTTTGCAGGCCAGGATGCTTCTGGAACTGCTCGCAGACAAGTGCAAGACGTAACAACTTGGCCCGGGTCCTCGAGACCTGGGCCAGTTTTTTTTAGCCAGCACCAATCCTTTGCGCTCTGTAAAGATATGACCTACTATTTGGGGTATGAACTCGGAACACTTGAAGATTGCGTTCATGCGTGGCGTTCAGGCCGCTGACCGCGAAGCCGGCGTTACTCTCCAAGATCACATGGGGATGCTCAAGACGGCCATCGGGTGGGGGGCGCTTGCGCTCCCCGCTTTAGGAGCTGGCGTCGGGGCGATGTCTTCTCCTGGTGAAGAAGTTCGGGGAGCCATGGGCGGTGGTATGGCGGGCTTGGGTGCGTATGCGCTGCTGCGCACGGCGGGAGGTTTGGGCAAGGGGATTGGGCGGCGTCTGATCGGCCGAGGGGCGGCTGCCGCGGCAAAGGCGGCTCCTGCGGTGGCTGAGAAGGTAGCCCCAGCTGCTTCAAAGGCGCTGAGCCCAGCTTGGAAGTCCGGTCTCCTTGGTGCAGGAATCGGCACTGGGTTGGGTGTGGGAGGGTATAGTCTGCTTAGCCCAAGTGGTGTTTCCCCTGAGGAACAGCAGCTGCTCGACCAGTACCGAATGCAGCAGATGCAGAGCGCGCCGGCGGGGTTGGAGGAGCAGCAATGAGTCTGTACCACCTCGGGGTGCAACAGGCCCTTGTGGATGCGGGGCTGACCAAGCAGGCGGCGGGCTGGGGTTGGCCCCTCGCTGCCGGCGGGGCTGCGCTGTTGGGTGGTGGTCTGGGTGCGCTGGCGGGCGAAGACAAGAAGCGGGGCGCGATGATTGGAGCGCTCGGGGGCCTCGGTGCGGTCGGTGGGGCGCGGTATGGAACCGGGAAGCTCACGAAGCTTCTTTCGAACCTTTCGAAGTACAAGGGGGCGGTTTCCCCTGAGGCGCACATGGAACGCATTCTGAAGAACCCGAATGGTATGAAGAACCCGAACGTCGCGAATTGGGTGCTCAAGCACCTCGGTGCTGGTGCGGCCCTCGGTCTTGGTGGCTTGGGCGCTGGCCTTGGTGTGGGTTCTCGCCTCGTCCCCCACTCTGAAAGCTCTTCAGGTGGAGGAGAGGGCGGGTTGTTGGGGCTGAGCCCGGAACGCGCATCACAGCTTCAAGGTCTCCTTCCCATCGTTCAGCAAATGTACCAGGCCAGTCAGGGTGGGGCGCCGCTTCCGTCACTGGCGTCTTACTCCATGTTCCCCGAGCAGTCGTACGCCGGAGCTCCGGGTGCGATGGGGCCTGGGATGCCAATGTGATGAGCGGTTCCTTCTACAAGCTTGGCGTCGAACTCGCTCTCTGTGCCAGTGGCTTCCAGAAGTTCTCAAGCGTACTTGGCAGCCTGGCGCGGTCAGCGGCAAAGAGTATCGGTATGAGCGAGACTCGTGACCTTTTGGGTGTCGAAACTCCCGAGTGGAAGCGTGTGTCTCCGCTGGATGCTGCGGTTGAGGCGGCGAAGGACGTGGTGGAAAAGATCACGGGGACAGAAGAGCCGACGGTAGTGCCGACCGAGGTCCCGCCCGAGGTTCCACCTGCAGCAGCGGCGGAGGCACTCCCTGAACCGAAACTTGAATAGGGCGCGCCTACGTTCTCCTCTCCCAGAGTCTTGGTCATGGTCGATGGGAAGGTCGGTCATCTCGTAGGCGCGCCCTTCTTTTTCACATTCAAAAATCCGAATTATAAGTGGTAAAATGATATGGGAAGTAATTCCCAATTGTGACAGCCGCAAGGTTGTTACCACGAAGATCCCCACTACCGGGGGTTTTCAGGTTTTACGAAGTAATTTACTTGCCGTAGAGTGAGGTGTGGGCGCTGTCTGCAGCGCCGCTCGTCGAACCGGGGAACGTTCCGGAACTCGTGGGGGCGGGGGCCTTGTTCTTCAGCATCACCGGCTTGTCAAGGGCGCCACGGCTGATATCGCGCTTGAGGGTGTCCGCGACGTTCTTCACCGGTTCCATTGGGGGTGCGGCGTCCTGCTTCAACAAGTCAATGGCGGCTTCCTTCAGGGCCAGCTGCACACCCAGGGCGTAGGCTTCTTTCACGCCGCCCTCACGGAGCTTCATACGGATGAAGGCAGAGGGGCGCTTCTTTTTGGCAGCTATCTTTTCTCCCTTGTTTTCAATCATGGCCTTCTTGAACTTGTCGATGTGCATCGCGGTAATCGACCGAAAGAAATCTGGCCGGTCGTACTGCTTGAGGTACGCACGCTTGGCCGCTTCAGGAGAATCAAATCCGATCATGGTCTTGTCTTCGTCGTACTCACCAGGTTTCTTTGGGTGGTCGTTGGGGTGATTCTGATGGACGATGAATACGATCTTGGCGTTGGGGTTCGGGCCAATGTAGACGTCGAGCTTGTCGCCGTCGGTGCCCTTGCCTCGGACGATTTCGCCGTAGTGGTACTTCATCCGGGTGGACCACGGCTTGCCGCCGCTGTCTTTCCCCTCGCGGAGAGACCCTGCCAGGTTCTCGACGTTGATCTTGATGCCTTGGATGTCCGCCGTTCCAACGAATGGGAACTTGTCGCGATTCGGTGAAGGTGGCGGTCCTATATTGACTTCAGCCATGCCCAAATAGTAGGGCAGTCGGGGCAACGATGCAACCTAGATGATGGGTGTGACGACTGGTCCTGGGAACGTTGCTGTGCCCCCCTGGTTGCAGCTATGAATCGCGGTTGCGAAGGCAAGACAGGCAGCTGGAGCGGGCACGTTGCCGGAGGTGTTGGCTAAAGCTACTTCAGTGATGTCTGCAGAAATTTTCGAGAGCGTTGGGGGAGGCGTGATTGCGGTGGCCAGGGGGAAGAACGCGACTGGTGCTGCGGACAGAGCTGCCCAGAATGCGATGATGGCTTTCTGGATGGCCAGGGGGCCGGCGTCGGGGGCTGACATCCCAACAAGTGCTGCACGCATGGTTTGCGCTGGAGGTCCTGCGAGGGCGGGGGCAACAATGGGTATTCCCGCTGAGGCCATTCCGAAGTACTGAAGCCAGGCGAGCATCCAGCCCTCGAGTGCTTCGGGCTCGGTATTCTTGAAACCGATTGCAACGAGCCCATCGGCCAGGTCTTTGGGGAGCATCGGCATTTCCGAAGCATAGCCGATTCGAAAACTCGATGCACCTTTTTTTTTAGTTTAGTCTTGAGATCAATGAGTTACGACCAAGTGTCTGGGATTGTGCTAAATCCGTGAATGACCTACTATTACCGTTGACCAAGATGGGAGGAAGAGATGATGCCGAACGAGGAAAAAGTGCCGGAAAAACAGACCTCTAGCAAGCGTTCGAAGCTCAACATGATTGCCCTTTGGACTGCGGCACTTACAGCACTCGGTTCGCAGGGGATTCCGAAGGTCGTCGAGCTGCTCAACAACAAGCCGTCGGTCGAGCAAGTCCAGCAGATGATTGCGACGCAGACCGAAGACCTGACGAAAAAGTTCAACGAGCTCGTCGATGCGCTCACAGGGCTCACTGGAAAGGTCGCTGACGCACAAAAACAAGCTGGGGACCTGACTGCCAAAGTCTCTCGCGTCGAGGGGGCTACAGAGCTGATTGAGAAGGTTCTTCCGGGGTGCTGCACGAAGACGCAGGCCGTAGAGCAGCTCAAGACTGCGGCGCCGGCGCCGTCTCCCGAGAAGGCAGTTGAGTTGAAGACCGCAGTGAAGGAAACCCGGGACATCAAGAAGAAGTTTCGCAAGGCAAACGAATTCAAAGCACAGCAGGTGCTGGGAGAATAGGAGAGAGCCATGGCTACATGGGCAGCGACGAAAGTCGAAGTGGACAGGATGGCAACTCCTCCGGAGCAGCCGATGGTCAAGCTCGCGGCAGCGCTGCAGGCTGTTGCCACGGCGGGTGGGACGCTTGTGGCGGTGTGCCAGGACATCACCGACAGTTCCTGGGTGTTGGTGTACTACACCTAGTTAGGAGAGCGCCATGGCAACGTGGCTGACGCGTAAAGTGAAGGTGGACAGGGCGGCTCTCGAAGAGCCACTGCCCAGGCTTGTGGTAGAGCTGCAGGCCATCGATGACGCCGGAGACACGGTTGTGGGGGTGCGGCAAGATGCCTCCGATGGCTCGTGGGTCATCTACTACACCACGCCGTAGGAGGATGCCTTGTACCGCTACGCCTACAACCTCGGTTCGAACTTGGCCCTCGCCGCTGCTGGCTTCAAGATGGCCGCGGCCGAGCGCATGGCTGAAGACGAAGCTCGGAAGCTTGGTGAGCGCATTGGCATCGACTGGGACACGGCTGAGTTCACCGTTGCTGCTTTCGCCCAGGGCTGCCAGGTTGAGCTCGAGCACGGGAGCCGGGATCCCCAGACCAACGTAACCAGCAACGATGAGGAGGCCACGGGGAAGATAGCCTGGGCGCATCTGAAAGAGGACCCGGAGTACTACACCAAGTTGGCCAAGATGGAGAAGACGGCCAATACGCTTGACGGGGAGTCGAGCGAGGCCATTGACAAAACGAAGGTCATCGAGTGGTTCAAGAAGAACCCCAATCCCCAGGACTCGGCGGTGCACTCGTTCGCCAAAGAGATGGGGTACAATCCGCACGCACTCGAGGGCGTCATCTACGAGTTGGCAACCAAGGCTGTGCAGGGAATGGGGATGTGAACTGTGCTGGAGCGCTACTACCAAATGGGAATCCAGAGCTGTTTGGAAAAATTCGCAGCAGCTGTCGCCAACATCGAGTCTGCGAAGATCAAGCCGATTGAGCTGGTTGGCTCCGCACTGACCGTTTGGTTGGTCGACGGCACGCGCATTCGCGACGAGATTTCTCCAGACTTCATTGGTGGTGGGCATCACTTCGTGTATCCCTGGATCCCCGAGAACGAGATTTTTATTGAGGTAAGTACTCCTGCCGCGGACCGCGATGCTTATATCTTGCACGAGTTGCGCGAGCGGGCGATGATGATTCGAGGGATGGAGTACGAGGCAGCGCATGAGATGGCGACACAACTTGAGCAACACGTCCGGGACAACCCCGGGGCGATGGCAGGGGCTTTGACCGCGGCCATTGCTCAGAACGAACGACTTCCGGCTGAGGGTGTGAAGCCAGTAAAAGAAGACGGCGCGAAGCGGAGAGCTTGATGGCGTTCCAGGCACGATTTGGGTTGAGGTACAACGATATCCGTGCGGCCGACTGTTCGTCGTCTGAAGCGGTTGGTGATTTCGTTTACGTGTCGGGGCCGCAGGTGTCGAACCGGGACCAGGTGCGAAAGGCAAGCCCGGCGGACTACGACAAGATGCCGGCAGTCGGAGTGATTATTAGCAAATCGTCCTCGACGACGTGCTTGGTGCAGTGGATGGGTGAGACCCCGCCGATTTTCTCGGGGCTCTCATCGGGAGAGACCTACTTCTTGGGCGCCGACGCTCGTTTGGCCGAACGGCCGCCGGTGCCCGTGAGTGGGTACATGTTTGCGCAACCCATCGCTGTTGCTCTGGCGGCAGACCGTGCATACATCCGTCCAGAGAACACGATAATTCAAAGGATCGCGTAAATGTCAAAGCGAGGAAAGACCATGACCAAAGAGAACCTGTACAAGATTCCGGATGTGCCGCCTCCAGCGCCTGTAACGGCGCCAGCGCTGCCTGCGCTTCCCATTCCGGCCGTAGACGCCAATCCTCCGGAGGGTATCCCGCACGCGGGCGGAGGGATATCGGATCCGCTGATGGCTCTTCGCCTGGCTTTCCTGCAAGAGAAGGTCACGAGGCTCCAGGCTCAGCTCTCGGGGTATAAGCTCTTGTTTGAACAGCGCCGCAAGGAGCTCGAAGAGATACGCTTCGCGACGTTGACCAAGGCTGACCGCGACCTGAGCACAGCGGGCGCAGAGTATAAGGCAACGATAGACGAAATCGAAAAGAAGCACGGAATCGTGATGGATCACTACACGTTCGACCCCGACACGGGAATGCTCAATCTGATTGCGGACCAGACCGGGTCCACTTCTACCCATGACCAACCTGACGAGAAACCCAAGGAAACGCTCCAATAACGGAGCGGAAGGAGTGGAATCATGGCTGGCGAATACAGGATTCTTCGGATCACGACAGATGGGTACCCGGCGGAAATCAGCCCGTCGGGTGGCACCGCCATCGAAACCCCAGGAATTTTGCTGGGTGGCGACATCGTAGCGGGAGGCACCCACAGCGTCACAGGGTTGGCCGCTGGCGATGCCGACGGCGACGCGCTGTCCTTCGGGCAGAGCGGAGCCAACTTGGCGGGTCTGAGCATCGACACCAGCCCGCTGAACATGAACGGGCAGGCGATCAACGACGTGGCGGCGCCCTCCGGCGCGGGTGACGCCACTAACAAGGCGTATGTGGACGCCATCGTGATTGGCGGCGGCCCCGTCAAGGAGCCGCTTTTCGACGCCATGCAGATGAGCGATGCTGAGGGCATTCTGGCTGGCGAGGCGCTGTACTTCACAGCACAACCCGCAGTCGGTGACCATGTGAAGATCGATGATGGCACGAACAGCGAGAACTACGTGTTCGTCGCCAACATCGTGGCCGAGGCGGGGCCGCTCGATGTGTCACGTGAGTCCAGCGCGGCGACCGCCCTGAACCGCCTGATGATTCGCATCAACGCGGGGAGCGCGTACTGGAAGGGCGTGTACGAGGCGACTGCCCACGCGGACATCCACACCCCCTGTGCGTTCATCTACGATCAGACCACCGACGCCAGCCCGAGCACGAGCCGCATCTACGCGCCCACCCAGGGCAACGCCAACCTGATGCTCGTCCCGTTCACTTCGGGGACCACGACTCTCGTGTTCTTGCCGTACACCTACAAGACGGCGGGAGCCAGCTTGGCCACCGATCCTGGCTACCGGCGGTTCGGCTTGAACCGTGACACCGCCAGCCTCACCGACGGTGAAATCCACCTCGACCTGGGCACGGACAACCTGTACTCCTGGAACGGCGATGCGAGCACCTGGTTCCAGATGAGCGGTCCTGGCAGCATTCCGCTGGCGACCGCTGCCTCTGGTGGTGGTGTGGTCGGCCGGGTCGGGTTCGACAAGGACTACGGCTTGGATGTGACCGTAGGCGGCATTGCCAAGGTCACCATCACCCCGAGCATGGGCTTGCAGTTCCACCCGGCAGCCGACGCCGACAAGGGCAAGTTGGAAATCCTGCTCGCCGGAACGCACCGGTTGATTCAGGGCGTCGCGGGCCTGGACGTGGAGGGGCTGCCCCTCTCGTTCTGGATCAACGGCGTCCAGGTCAGCGCGAACTTCACGGCCGCTGCCGCAACCGAATTGACCGGCGGCGGGGCGACCACCCTGCACAGTCACGCGGGTGCGACCGCGGCGCAGAACATCACGAACAACTTCACGACCACCGGTGCCTGTGCCAAGGGCGACCCGATGTTCTGGTCGAGCACCAACAACAAGATCGACGTGTGCGACGCCGCGACCGACGGCAAGCAGTGGGCGATTGGCGTGGCGATGGCCACTCTGGGCGTCGCTGGTACGGTGGACGTGGTGAGCAACGGCCACAGTGCGGCGGCAGTTCTGCCGGGTGCCGTCACGGCTGGGATGCGTATCTTCCTGGCCGCGGGGCATGGCCTGACCAAGACCGCTCCCGTGGGCAGCGGAAACCACGTCATGCAGATGGGCTTCGCAGAGAACGCCGCGGATCTGTTCGTACAGATCCAGTACATGGGCAAGAAGGCGTAGTAGTTCGACGCCTTTCGGTACAGATGGGATGAACCGGGCGTGGCGGAGTAACTCTCCGCCACGCTCTTAGCCCTGGAGTGTGGCGTGTCCCTGGACAAGATCCATCCCCTGAAAATGGAGTCCATCGCTTCTGGTGGGGATTCAGAGGACGACTACCCGACCAGTGCGGATTCCAACCACGATTACATGGATGTTCGGGGCGTGGTCATTCAGAACGACGTGTCCAACGATGACACTGTTGTCGTTGGACGCGACTCTTCAAGCAATCTGACTCTTCAGGACGCAATCACCGGAGCAAAGACCCTGGCCCAACTTGCGGCTGGCACGGGCATGACTCCGGAAACCCACCGGGTGCTTGACCAGCTTGTTCATGATCTGGCTGAGAACTTCTTCGAGGAGTACACCTACTCGGGTGGGAACGTCACCAACGCCACGACCTGGGAGACTTCGGGCAAGCTGAAGAAGATCCGCGAGGAGCAGTACACCTACTCCAGCGGCAAGGTGTCCCAAGCCGTTACCATCCAGTACGATGGAAGCGGGAACGAGGTGGAACGCTTGACTGAAACCTACACGTACTCTGGGAGCAAGATAGCCAGCGTGACGGCGGTGAGGGCCACGCCATGAGCATAGTCCAAGTTATCATTGACGACAGCGCGAACAAGGTCATCACGGGCGTGTGGGTGTTCGATGGTGCGGGCAAGCTGGCCATACCCCACGGTACGAGCTTTCCAACTTCGCCAGAAGCCAACGAGGTTTTTTGGCGCGATGATGAATCTACGCTGTATAAGCGGAACGCCGACAACGATGCCTGGATGGCGGTGACGGGTTCAGGAATTACCGAGGCGCAGCATAAGGCGCTGCGGCACCTGATTCATTTCATAGATAACGGCCCTGCTGAGAGCTTTGCTTCTGGCGCGTACCGCGAGATGACCGGGACGGTGTTTCCTACGGCGGTCATCTGGTACGACAAGGCTGGGGTTGGGAAGAAGAAGATCGTTGAGAAGCTAATTACCTGGACCGGGGTGAACCCGACAACTATCGTGTGGAAAGTGTACGACGCCAGCGAGACCTTGCTGGCGACGGTCACAGACACGATTTCGTTTACTGGCGTGTTCGAGACTTCTCGGACCCGCACCATTGCGTGAGAGGTAGACCATGGGCGACTCCCCTGCTGCGATTTTACACAACACCAGTGGCACTGAGATTGCCACGGCGGCGAATCCAGCGCGGGTGGACCCGACTGGGACTACCACGCAACCTGTTTCTAATGCGGCTCTGACAAGCATCGACGGCAAGCTGGGCTCGCTTGGGCAGAAGGCTATGGCCGGATCTGCCCCGGTGGTCCTCGCTTCGGACCAGAGCGCAATTCCAGTGACGGGTTCATTCACGGCCAGCGTGATTCCCAACCCAGACGACACCACCGGGAACATTTCGGCCCTGAACGGAACAGTTTCGGCAGCGGTCGAGGGGTGGCAGTCGTGCGGGATCGTGCTGACCGGGACGTGGGTGGCGACCGTTGTACCCGAAGTTTCGTACGACGGTGGCACTACCTGGATTTCGGTTGGGTTTGTTGCACCCGCGTCGGCGGCTAATTCACTTCCGGTTATCACCGGGTACGTTTCCGCGAATGGCTCGTACCAGATCATGGGTATGGGGCCGATGACCCATGTTCGGGTCCGGGCGCTGGCGTACACTTCGGGCACCGTGGCCGTTCGGCTGGTCTTTAGCGCCACCGCACCGGCGATGGGCTACTCGCTGACCCAGATGCTCCAGAACGTCATGGCCAGCGTGCTAAACAGTTCGACGGCGAACCTCGCGGCTTGGGCGTCTTTCACAGGCATTGCCGAGAGCACTTTGGGGATAGCGGGGATTCAGGTCAATATCAAGGCCAGCCAACCCGTAAGCATTCAGGTTCAGCAAAGCCAGGAAGGCACCAATTGGGACACTGTTGACGAACAAACTTTTCCGGCTGGGGAAGGCGACGCCCGCACTTTCCAGGCCGTGGGTAGCTACTTTCGGTTGGTCGTGACAAATATCGGCAACGCCACCACGACTTACTTCCGGCTCCAGACGGCGTTGTGCCCGGTGGTCGAAGTTGTTCCCCGTGCGCTGACCCCCGCAGGCCGGTTGCGCTTGGCGTCGATGACGTCAAGTTGGTCCCCCGACCCAAATGACTTCCAGGACCGTTCACAGCATCGCTCCCTGCTCATGGACAGGGACCGGAACCTTCGGATTCGTGGTGGGGTGTTTACCGATGCCGCGTCTTTCCGGGATGACTTCACGGTCGGGGAGAATTATTCGGATTTGACCGGGACGGTCTACTTCACCAATGGCAGCAAGATTGTAACGGGTGTGGGCACGGCGTTCGGCACGGAATTGAACAAGTGGCAGTACCTAAAACTCTCGTCCCACGCGGACTCCGCGTACAACCATGTCATTGATATTGTCAACGACACCCAATTAGAATTGGAGAAACCTTACGCGGGGGCCACGGGGGATGGTACTGGGCGGGCGTCGTTCTGGAGGTACGCTATTGGCACGGGCGGATCGATTACCCAGACCAACTCCGAGATTGCGCTGGCGAGCGGGACCACCAGCGGGACCCTCGTCCAGGCCAAACGCACAGGGGATTATCTGCCCTATGTTGGCGGGGCTCGGATAAAAGTTTCACAGCGGATCGCGAACCAGGAAGTTCACGTTGGCCTCGCCGACGGGGACATCGGAAGCGTCAACACGCAAGCTCTGATTGTGTTCACGGGAACCGACAGCACCAAAGCGAAGCTCCGGACATCGTTCTCGGCAACAGACGTTGAGGAGACAGAATTTACCCTCCCCAATGCGATTGTTTCATCGACCTACGCCTACTACCAGATCGAGATTGGCGCGGGTAAAGTCACCCTTTGGGTCAATGACGTGAAAGTAGCGGAGCATCGGCTTCACATTCCTGGGCCGTACACGCCGATGGATTGTCATGTTTGCATCAAGAACACGGCGGTCCCAGCCTCGACAACCACGTTGACCCTGGATACGTTCTACCTGACCAACTTCGACCAGGTGCAGGTAAACGGGTCTCTCAAGGGCGATCCGCTTCCCACAAAAGAGATGCGGGCGTCGAAGGCCACCTGCGCGAACGTCACGGCGGCGGTGGCGGACACCCTGGTGCTGGCGGCGAACGCCGACCGGCTCGGGGCGAGCGTAACGAACGACAGCGTGGCCACACTCTACCTGAAGCTGGGTACGGGGGCGTCTACTACCAGTCATACGGTGCAGGTACCCCGTGGTGGCTACTACGAGGTTCCGTTTGGGTACACCGGGGTTATCAACGGGTACTGGTCGGCGGCGACGGGTGCGGCCAGGATCACCGAGGTCATGTAGTAATGCCTCTGTTCGCGCCACCCACATACCCGGACTTGCTCCGGGCAGTATTTTGGGACGATTTCGTTGCTGCTGGTTACAACACCCGCATCTGGGCGGTAACCGGGACTGGCAGCATCACGGCCCTGTCCGAGTTGGGTGGGCGACTTCGCGTTCGTGCCAACGCGGGAGCGAGCTACCGGTTCAACCACGGGAACATAGGCGGCTTCAGCGTGGCGGGAAAGGGCATGGTGCTGTGGCGCGGGAAGATGACTCCCGCCACGGCGGCTGCGGGGCTCACGCACTGCGGATTTCAAGACGTAGCCAACCCAACGACGAACTACATTCGCTGGATTTATGAGCCTAATGCCCACGCTAACTTCCGGTGTTCGTGCATGTCGGGTGGGGTAGAAACGATTACGGACAGCGGAGTGGTGGGGGATAACAACGATCATGAGTTCAGAATCGAGTGCTCGACCGGGCAAGTGCTGTTCTTTTTGGACGGGCTGCTGAAAATCACAACGACAACCAATATCCCAGCGACACAGCTTCAACCGTTTGTGGGCGGCACGGGAAGCGCCGCTGTGGTCAGCGACTTCAACATTGACTGGGTGTGGGGCTTCGGAGACAGAGCATGAGTCTGAACGCAGAAATCAGGCAGGTAGACTACCCGGACGCGGTTCATGCCGTGTTTTTTGACGATTTCTTTGGCGACCTGTATGACAATCAGACCTGGGGAGTTACTGGAACTGGTTCTGCTATCATGCAGGACACCGATGGAGGGTTCCTTCGCATTCGCGCTACGGCGGGCAATATGTACGAGTTCAACATGGGGAACATCGGCAATTTCGCCGTGGCGAACAACTTCGTTTGCGAATGGCGCGGCAAGCTGCGCCCAGGTACTTCGGTCAGCGCCGAGTGCGGATTGGAAGGCGCTGGCGATCAGAGCAACAACTGGATTTGCTGGCAACGTGCCAATGGCACGGCTAACTTTCTGTGCCAAACGGGTGCTCCTAGCGGGACTACCACAACAGACAGCGGAGTCGCGGCAGACAACAACAATCACCTGTTCAAGATCGTGGGCAGCCCAGGCATTATCCAGTTTTTCTTGGACGATGTTTTGATCACTACGATTCTGGCCAACATCACGGCTAGCGCTCTTCAGCCATACGTGTGGAATAGCGCAGGCGGTGGAAGCGGCGCGTCCGATGCCTTCATGGACTACGTTTTGGTTACAGGAGATAGAGCATGATCCGCATTTTGAAGAACAAGACCAGCGAGGACGCTGACGTTCGGTTTGAAACCGTGACAGTTGTAGTTGAAGCCAACAGCCAGCGTGACCTGGCCGAAACATTCTTGCCCTGGCAGCTTGCCAGCATTGATGGGTTAGTCGAATTGCTGGGCCAGGGCACCGACAAGTTCCAGTTGAACGACGGCACAGAGGATTTGTCGGTGGCTCGCGCTGTGGACTTGGTGCGTGGGTACACTCCGCAGAAAGGCCCGCAGGCGGCCGATGGCAAGCTTTACGTGAGCCCGGACATGTGGCCATTGGGGACGCTGACTAACTTCTGCGGCGCGGCCGACGACGTGGCCAACGGGGTGGAGGGAACGGACTTCCTGGGGATCGAATCGACGGTCCAGGAGGACAAGACCAAGGCACTCCAGTTCATTGCGCCCAGCTATCTGGCCGGGGGCCACATCCAGTACAAGGGCGCAGTGCTGGGTGACCATATCTCATTCTCGACCGTGGTGCCGGGGACGGTGGGCACCGACGTGGGCGCGGGCCAGGGCGCGTATGCGAAGTCCCCCATCGGCGGCGGGCTCAGCGTGTTCGTGCCCTATCCCGGCGGCGGCTGGAATCTTGACCTGGCTGAAAAAGAGAACGCCAACGTCGCGTTCACGAAAGTCCGCCCCGTCCCGTCCCCTGGCAACGCAGGCTTCTTCGACTGGAATCCGGTGACCGGGGTTGTCACGGTGAACGCCGCTCAGAAAGGCGGTTTCAACCTCATTGACGGCGACCTCATGATCAACGAGTTGGTTTGTAAGGTCGGGATCATCGGGGACGATCACTTTCCGCTGACCGTTCCTGCCGTGCGGCCAGTCCGTTTGCTGCCGCACTGGAAATTTGTGATGACGTTGCATAACAGCACGGCCAAGACATTGCAAGTGGCGGCGATGCTCTATCGCGGGAAGGGGAACGTTCTGTGAAGCTGAAAACGAAATTATCGGATGTGGCGTTTGCCACTACCATTGTTGGCCCCGAGGAGACCAGCCGGGACATCCGGCTAGTCTTCACGGCCAGCAAGACCTTCTTCGGAAAGATAATCCGATGGCTCACCGGCGGCAAGGTCAGCCACGTATTCCTGGAGTACGATTCCTCCCTCTGGGGCGGGCGTTGGGTTGCTGAGGCCACGGTTGGCGGAGTTCGAAAGGTTCCGTCCTACAAGGCTCGGCACAACGTCGTGTGGGAGTACCGAGCAGCGATGGACACCCGGGTAGCCTGTCGGTCCATCGCTAGGTACTTCGGCAACACGTACGACTACGCCGGCTTGCTCGTCTTCGCTTGGTTCATCATCGCCTGGCGCTGGCTCAAGCTGAAGGCCAAGAAGCCACACCGGAGCACCAAATCGCAGGTGTGCGCGGAACTCATTGCCCGCTGGGTCACTGCCTACGGCGTGCCTGGCAGCCAAGACTGGGACCCAGACAGGGTGACGCCGCAGATGATTGCTGACGCCTGCTTCACCAATCAACCGAAGTTCTTCGAGAAGATTGAGGGAGCGAAGTGATGTCGTGGCAAGGTTTTCGGTGGGAGCACGATACCTGGTGGTGGGAGAAAGTCCGGCTGGATGAACTGGGGCTGCCCGCAAGCTGGAACTTCATCATCCCCGACAAGCTTATGCACTTCTTGTCGGTCTTCTTGCTTGGCTGGTTGCTGTCCCGCTGGCTGGGCCGGCACTGGGGCGTTCTGCTGGCCTGGTTCGTCATGATGGTGCCCTGGGAGATGCTTTGGGATGGTTGCTTTCGGGGTGGTGCCAGCTGGAAGGACATGGTGGCCAATACTCTAGGAGGGCTGTGCCTCTGGTGGTGGCTCGGAAGCTCAACTATTGGGCAATCGCAGGTGTGAATGTGTGTGTCCGAAAGCCAGGAGAAAGCGCAAGCGCATGCTGCTAGAGACTGTCAATCCGGCGCAGGTTGTTCTCCAGGTGCAGGCGCAGAACCTGGATGGCACGCCGAAGACGGCTCTGGCGTCGGCAACGGTTCGGGTGTACCACCTCGCTGGGGGGCTCGAGGTTGCCGACCTGGCGGCGACGCCGATGACTCAAGTCCCAGGAACCAGTACTTGGCGGTACGTGTGGGTGCCTGGGACTCTGGCAGTGGGGCACTACTTCGCAGAGTATTCGTTGGTGGACCTGGACAGTGCGGCATTCGTTGGTGCCGAGGATCTGGACATCCGCGATATCGCGAAGCAGGCGGATTTGGCGTTCGTCAAGCAGATTGAGCAGGGAAGGTGGCGTATCGTGAACGAGCAGATGATTTTCTACGCCGAAGACCGAGTGACGCCGCTTTTGGTTTTCAACTTGAAGGACATCAATGGCATTCCGTCCAATGTGAACATATTCGAGCGCGTGCCTGTGTGAGGTGGAGCATGAACGAGGAGTACAAAATCGGAGTGGAGTTGGCGCTCAAAACCATGGGGCTCACGAAACAGGCCGGTCTCCCCATGGGGCTGGTCAATCGGCTGCGAGCAGCCGCGGCGCATCCAGTTACCATTGGAGCTGGCCTCGGGGCTGTTGGTGGGTTGCTGTCAGTTGGTGAGGAACCGCTGTTGCACCGAGTTCTTCAGAACGCGGCCATGGGTGGAGTCATTGGTGCTGGCATCAAGTACTTGCCGAAGTATACCGACAAGACGATGCCTGGGCACGTCTTGGCGAAGGATATCCCTTGGCTGGCGCCGTCGTTGTTGGCGCCGGCGTTGGTTTCGCGGATGTCTCCGAGAAAGTCGTAGGAGAGGACTCGAACGTTGTGCCGACGATCATCACAAGAGGCCTTGGGTACGACGAGCCGACCATCATCTACCATGATGTGGCGTCGTTCCTTGTGGGAGAAGTTGTTGTTGAGGCGCGCCTGTACGGCACCGTCATCGTCGAAGCGCCGCCTGTGGGGCGCGTTGCTACCGCGCCTATTCCGGTCTTTGGTACTGTCGTTCTGCTCAACGAGCTGCGGGGTCTGGTTAGAACAGCCCAGGCTATCTTCGGCGTTTTGAAGGAGGAGGGACCGCTCATGCCCCTCGAAGTAAATACGATTACCATGTACATCCGGGATGACCGGACCCTCTCGGTTTCGGTGAATACCGATGCTGGGGCTCCGGTAGACCTGACCGATGCCAAGATGTGGTTCACGGTCAAGCAGCGGTCGACCGACCCGGACGATCAGGCTCTCATCCAGAAGCGCACGGCCAACGCCGGCGGGTCGGATGCCCAGGTGAAAGTCATCACTCCCGCCACCGGGAAAGCGGAAATCTACATTGTTCCGGCTGACACGCTGTCGATGAACCCTGGGACTTACATCTACGACATTCAGGTGACGCTGGCCAGCGGGAAGACCTATACCATCACGCGGGACAAGATCACGTTCAAAGAGGACGTGACGAAGGCCACCGCGTAAGGTACCATGGGCCATGGAACGAGTACTTCTCATCGATGACGACCGAGCCATTCGGCGCATGTACGCCGACTGTCTTCGCGCTGAAAAGTTCGAAGTCGTTGAAGAGGATTCTGCAGAAGCCGGGCTCGAACACTTGCTGAAAGGAGAGGGGTTCGATCTGGTCATCACCGACATCATGATGGCCAAGATGGATGGGTGGGAACTTTTGGATACCATCCGGAAGAAGCTCAGCTTGGACGACGTGAAACTCCCGGTCATCGTGATCAGCGCCTTCGACAGCGCCGAGCTCGAGGCTAAGGCGTTTCACCGGGGGGCCAACGGGTGCTTGGTAAAACCCATCTCTCCTCTGGCCAAGCTGCTCAACATGGCAAAGATTCAGACGGGGCGGGTGAGGAGCAAATACAATGAGCCCTGACACTGCTATCCCTTGGGGGACAGTCGTCGCAGTAGGGGCGCCAGTTCTAGCGGCGTTCGGGGGGATTCTGGTATTCTTCGTGAAGCGGTTGCTTCGTGCAACCGAGAAGGTCTATGAACTGAAGTTCGACCAGCTGGCCAAAGACGTGGTACAATTGAACCAGAGGGGCGATCAGCTGGTCGCCGCCCACGACCGTATTCGTGACAAGTGGGATGAGTTCTTGAGGGAGTACCTCAAGATTGACAGTACGCGCGGGCAGAAGATCGACGCACTCTTTCGGGTGGTGGATCAGATGCAAGACGCCGTGCGAGAACTCAAGCCTGCTCTAAACTCCAAAATCGAGGATTCGTTCTGTCGTGCCCTCAGTGAGCTGAAGGTTTACGTCAGGGACCAGATCCGGGAGGAAAATAAAGATGCCTAACGGACTATGTGGCGAAGGGGTGGGGCCAATGGCCGACGAAGCTGTGTCCATGACACCGACGCAGCTGAACGAGGTCATTCTGGAGAAACTGACGCTCTTAGCGCCCCGATTCGAGAACCTGCGGGACGACTTGGTTCGCTTCCAGCGGGATCTCACGAACGGGATGATTCACTGGAACGCCATCTTGGAGCGGGCGAAGCGGGAGTGCTAGGGGATCAGGGCTGCGACGGCAGCTTTGAAATCGGCGACAACCTCTTTGGTCATCAGCGTGCACTTCATCCAATCCATCTCTTCCACTAGGGGTGTAAAGCTGAAAGCCAGCTTGTTCAACTCCTTCATGGGCCACAGCGGGCCGCAGTCGACCTTGCCCTTGGGGTCGATGACCTGGTGGTCGGTAAACTTGCCGGCCTGAAGCGTGGGGAGCGCCTGGATGAGCAACCGTTTGATGGCTAGGTTGGAGAGCAGCTGAGCGACCGTGAAAGGCTCCCAGAGCTGGCCGTTGACCTCCTGTAGGGCCGGGACGAGGTTTTCGGGGTAGAGTGACTTCTCCAAGTAGATGAACTTCCCCTCTGGCGATTTACGAAGTAAACCAGTGCAGACGTGTTCCACGCCGATGTGGGTGGGGTTCGACCAGGTAGCGTGCCAAGCCACCGTGGTCAGCGGATCCACCATCGTCATGGCAGTTCCATCTCTGTCGACGACGTAGTGGGAAGACGAGTTGCCACCGTTGGGTCCGCGGTCCATGTTGGAGAACCACATCAGGGTTCCCCGAGCACCCAGCGCAGCGGTGTAGTGGTCGACCCATCCGGTTGGCTGATCAGTTGCCCAGGCTTTCCCGTGGCGGTTGGTTGGGAGGTTCTTGGTGTAGAAGCTGTCGCCTACGATGCGGCGCATGTGGGCGATGCCTTCTTTGGTGAGCAGATTGATTGAAGCCGCAGCCGAGTCTTGACTGACTCGAGCTCCAGCGATGGCGGCTTGTAGGGCTGACTTGACAACCTGATCCTGTGCCCAGGAGAACAGTTCCATGATTGCCTCCAAACAAAAACGGCGGTGCCCGTTGACCGAACACCGCCGTTGGTTTCACGCCCGAAGAGACTACTTCTTTTCCACCAGGGCGGACTTCAGCCTCACGGGGAGCTTGGCGCCCACGAAGTAACCCAGGACGTTCTTGCCGTCGCGATCCTTGCGGGTAAACTTCCACAGTCCGTGTTCGCGATCCTTGGCGGCGCGCTTCGCGTCGTTGTACTCCTTGGTCTCGTACCAGCTTTTCGGTCGGGGCATCTTACGGTCCTCCTCCTATGGGTAAACGTTTTGACCGGCCTTTCCACCGGCCCTTGGTCTGATGCTTTTCGTTATACCGCTGGATATCGTTTATTGTCAAGCGCAATTCGTTGCTATTCGTAACGGTGTCTTCCAGACTGGTTTGGCGGTTTTCAATAACTTCCAGGGTGTGGAGGTACTTGCCCAGGGTTGTTGCCACGGTTTCTTCGAACGCGTCCTGCTGCTTTTTTGATTCGGTGAGACCCCAGAACGTGAAGATGCACAGGGCTAGGCTAATCAGCACGCAAGCCACGCCAGCAATAATCACGTAGATACCAATTCGTCGTTCCAGCACACACCCCACAGGACAGTTTCATCGATGGCACACACGCTCTATCGGAAGGGCGCTGAGCGCCCGGTTGTAGTTTTAGCGCTTCCCCCGGCGGATGAAGGTCTCACTCGTTTTGTCGAGCATTCCACGCTTTTTGAGCCAAGAGATCATTTGCTCCTTACGATACTTGTCTTCGCCCGCGATGACAACATATTTTACCGTTGGCGTTGTTCGAGCCATGGGTCACCTCATGAAGTGCATTCTTTTCCGTCGTTCTGCTCGTCCGCCGGTTCCAAATCGGGGCCTATTCCCTTGGGTGTTTCTTCGACTACTGCAGGTGCTTCAGGAGACAGTTCCAGGTTGGCCAGCAAGTCGATTTCACGTTGGACCGCCGAAATTCCGGAGTCGATGGAAGCCGCCGCGGCGTTGTAGGTTGCCACTGTGGCGCTTTCCATGGCAGAACCGGAGCTAAAAAATAGGAAGTCGAGCATGTTCTTGAAGGCTGTCAGCTTCCCAGCTGTCGCTGATCCAGCCATGAGAACGAACCCAGTGACCACTTCGCTTCCCTGGTCGAAGGGTGGGCGATTGGGGTCAGCAGTATTGTTTAGCGCCTTCCCCAGTTCGTTGATGAAGAAGTTGTTGCCGCCCTTCCCCGCGAATGCGTAGGCGCCAATATAGACGTCGGGAGGAAAAGTGAGCAGGTCGATGAGCTCTTGTAGAAGACTTAGGAATTCCCGAGCGAGCGCGATGTAGCGGTCTATCTCCCTGCCTAGCGCCTCGATGTACTTCTTGTACTTGGACGCCGAATCGTCCAGGCGTTTTTCCAAGTTGTCGAGGAATAGATTGATCTCGGCAACCAAGTCTTCGATCCCGGGAATGAGAGACAGAGGGCTAGGAAGCATCATCCAGTCAGGCGGCACGCCCTTCCGGGGCATCGTGTTGAACTTGGGCGGGATGTAGATGTGGGTGACGGGCAAGAAGAATGAGACGTACTCTATGGGTGGGTTGTCACCCTCAACGCTTTCGGTCTGGTACCCCACTGCGTAATAGTAGGTCTTGTCGAGAGCGATGGAGTCGTCGTAGAACTCGTTGGTCCAGCCATCGTAATCGAACTCTGCCAGGAGTCCGACATTTTCGTCCTGCTCGAGTTGAGTGTAGGTCGCCGAGGGCAGAATGGGGGATTCAGATCGGAAGATTGAAACCTTCTTGATGGTCACGGTGACTGGCTCGCTGAAATTCTGTATCACAGTTTGGCGGTCGTCCCGGTTCCATTGCAGCCGTACTCCGCAGATGTGCTCTCCGCTATCACCGGTCACGCGGTTCGTGAGCTTACGAAGGCTGGTGACGGCGGCGGGAACCAGGGTTGCGCGAAGACCCTTGGGGCGGGGGAAATTGAAGTCCATCATCCCTTCGCCCGCTCCGGAGTTTTTGTTTCCTGAGAAGAGCTTGACGAACTTTTCGACGAGCGGCAGAAGGTCCAAGTAGGTGCTGGAACCTGCCAGCACTACCAGCCCGGCGACGTGAGCGTCTTTGTCGAGCTGGGGGCGAAGGACATCTCCCCGGTCGTTGAGGGAGTCTACGATGGCTTTCATGAAACCATAGTTGCCGCCTGAACCTCCGGTTATCGGTGGGAGCATCAGCTCAGGAATGGACGACCAATCTTCTGGCTGGGGCTCGTATAGGATGGCTTCTTCAGGTATCACATTTACGATTTGGATGGGAACGGCCAGGAAGAAGCATCCGGAAGTGTCGGTCAGATCCTTCAGGATGGCACGGATGGCTTCGATGGCGCCCTTGAGAGCAGCCGTTTCGATATCCGGGATGCTGACGAGGAAGTTTTTCACGATATCGAGAACAGCCTTCACTACGCTCAGAAGGGTGCTCATCGTCTGAACAATGGAGGTTGCGCCCTCGTTGACACCTTGCAGTGCTTGGATGGCGCTGCTGTCGGCGATGTCCAATTTTCCCCAGCCGCTGGTGCTCATTTCGGTTTCTCCTGGGGAGCCTGGCGTGAAGCTTGGAGCATGACTCCCTGCTGCTTCGCGCGGTCGCATTGCTGCCTTACCTTGAGTTCAACTATTTTGCTGTGGAGCTTGGCCAGCTTGGTCAGCAACTCGGCGAGCCCTACTTTTCTGATGTTGGACCAGGCCATGGTCATAGCCCCACGAGTACGCGCTTCGAGGGAATAAGTTCGAGAGTGGGAGTCAGCATCGCGTCAGGGGTTCCCAGGGGGAGTGTGGACGGCCCCGAGGGTCCTACGCCGGTTGGGTGAACATGCGCTGTCAGCCACTTGATGAGGTTTTGGAGGAACACCTGGAGTCCGAGTTCCCATTTGACGGTGTGGAAAGTAGCGATGCCAGCGCTTGCTCCAAGAAGAACGCTGTCCGGAAGAATGTTGTTGGCTATGATTTTTCCTGCCAGAGACCCCAGAACGATGTCACCTTTGGGTGCGTACGTGTTCATCTGGATACCGCTCAGAGCTGTTCCGAGATCGGTTCCTGGGAAGCCAACGTCGATGACAAGCGAGCCGTTCGAGAACATCCACTTGGCCGCGGCAGCCGTTGGCACTGCGGGGACGGCTCCTGAGACGGTCATGTTCATGTTTCGTCCGACTGACATATCCCAGTTCCGATTCACAAAATCGGTGCGGTCGTTCATGACCTGTGACAGCAGGTTCTGGCTGATGGCGGATTCAACACTACCAGCGATAGATTCGATTCGGTCGCCCACGACGTTCAGAGACTCGTTGCCACGTACGTCGATGGCGCGGTTTCCCCCAATCGTTTCTACCCAATCTTCTTTACAATCCAGGAGGGTAGGCCCCGTCAAAGACTTCGTGACAGCGCCGGCCGGAGAGATGCTTTCTCGGTAAACCACAGTTCCTCGCCGGTCAGTGATCTGGTAGTCGACCAGTCCCTCTGCTTCTCCACCCATTCGGAAAGTCAGGGGCCAGTTTTCTTTGCCCGAACCGGTCTCGGTCATTTGGTCGGTGCCGAGCTGCAGTAGGAGCGATTGTGTTCCACCGTAGTCCTTGCTGATTAGGTTCATCCCGCCTGTTCGCAGGTTGAGGTTGCGCCCTGCGATGTTCAAGGTGTCGTCCTCAAGGGTGGCTATGACGTGCGACCAGGGGCCGGCGTACAGGCCCACTATGCCCTGATCGAATAGTCCGATGAACTGCCCCTGGTTGCCCAGGTGGAGCCAGTCGCCTGGCTGAAGCCCCGTGGGGAGCGCCCCCAGGTAAGCCGCGGTCGAAGATTTGGGTGAGGCTGCCCCCTGACCACTCAAGCCAAGAAGCACGGGAGAAGTCAGGCGGGAAGCCGTATTGCTCATTGAGATGGGCTGGTAGCCTGTGATGAAGGGGGTGCCCAAGCCGCGTGCAATGAAGACCTGCATCCCAGGGCGGGGGACTTCAACGTGCCCCCCAGAGCCCTGGGGGTCTTGCATGATGTTGGGGAACGCTACCCCGGACAGCATACCTCGAGTCTCTGTTGCAACGTCGCACGTGAGGGTGTTGGGGTTGACGGCTACGATGGTGCCCCGTTCGAGCCACTGGGTGTCGTAGCCTTCTTCACAAGGATTGCCGGTTCGGAGTGCTCGGGAACCGGGGGTTATGGGGTTCTGGCGTCCCATGCAGAGAAATTATAGGACACCGGAACGAGAACTTCTAGGTTTTTCGTGGGACTAGAAGCCGGCCAGGTTCTGAGTGGTGACGGTGGCCTCATCGTCGAAGATGGCGTCGTACAACTTGCCACCCTGCTCGGCTACCCCATCTTCTGCTGGCGTGTATGTGCCGCTGGCATACTCGTTTGTCTTCCCGAGACCACGGGTCGAAATAGGGCGCAGCCGGTCGCACATGAGGTTCACGTTTTCGAGAATCATGTTCTGACCGGCGCCAACGGCGATGGCCCAGGTGTTGATCATGCAGAGTTCCATGTAGAACGCACCGAGTTCGTCGTGGATTTTATCTCGGAAGAGGACCGCCATCCCGAACGGGATCAGGAATAGCTCGGAGTCCAGGTTGGCGAAAAACTGGTTCCCTTTTCCGACCGCGGCGATGTCGTCGAATCTGCTGACGTCGATGCCGGCTTGGACGACGTTGGTGTACAGCACTCGTAGCAGGTTTCGGCCGTTCACGAAGAGCCGGGCGATGGACGCCGCGATCTGTGCCTTGCCGCTGACGAAGAACAAGCGTCCGGAGCCGATGGCTTGCATCGGAGTCGTCGGCTTGGTCTGGGTCACTTGCATCTGCTGAACCATGCCGATGGGCAGCATCTTGGCGAGTGGAACCAACCCCTTCTTTGTGATGGCTCGGGGTGGCCCCGCCAGGATCAGCGTGTCGTCAGGGTGAGCCGCCGTCAGGGCGTTGTGGTCCATCAAGCGCTCAATGTAGCGCTTCTGGAACATCCATTCCTCCGAGGCAGCTCCGCTCGTTACCCAAGGGTCTTGGATGGGGGCATTGTCAGACATTGTCGCACTCCTTACTGAAAAGAGCGGTTACTCCGCCGGAGTCTGGTAGTACGCCATGTGCTGCGCTACCTCGGGCGGAAGTCCCTGCGTCAACATTTCCTGAAGCGCGCTCGGTGGCGTCGTCATCAGGCTTTCGCGAATCTTGTCAGCGGTCGATGCAATCTCATCTGTCTTGACGCTCTCCATGATGGCAGCGCCCAGAGCTATGCCGCCAAGCCCAGGGATGAGGTACTTCAGAATCTCACCGGTACCGGCTTCTTTCTCGATGGCAGCTTCGTGGGCCGCTTCAACGCGCCCCAGATCGGCTGCCATCTTCAGAAGAAGTTCGGTCCGGGGCATCTCAATCTCCAAACGCTTTCGGGTATAGCTTCTTGGCGGTCAAGTAACCGCCGCCGCCTAGAGCACCGAGTCCGCCCACGGTGGCGTAGGGGGCGAGTGACTTCAGCAGCTCTCTCTTGGTCGCTTCATAGGGGGTCTTCTGCAGCGCTGGCTCCAGCATTTTGATGGCTTCGAAGAGCTTTTCCTTTTTCGCAGTACCCTCAGCGACACCGCGCACGTGGCTGAGGGCCGATTCGACAAGACTTCTATCGATTGGTCCAGCGGACGTTGTTCCTGCCTTGGCTGCTTCGGGTAACTTTGCCAGGGCCGTTCGCACTTTGGCGCCGGTGAAGAAGTCCTTGAGGTGTGAACCGGCACGCTGCCCCAAGTGCTTAGCACCTTCCCACGCTGGGCCGGCTTCCTTGACCAGGCCGACTTCAGCCAGGGCCATCTGCACACCGAAGTTGTAGGCCTCGTGAGCCATCCGCGGTCCTCTAAGCCTTCAGGTGCAGGCCAATCTTGTTGAGGACGTTCGGCATGTCGATTTCCATGTAGACTTCGACCATGTCGGACTCGGTCTGTTCGACGAGGCCGATGACGGCGTCGAGCAGTGGGGGACCGATCTTCGCGAACGAGCGCGCCCGAAGGAACTTCGACCGGCTTTCCAGTGAGGCTACGATGCTCGTGATGGTTTCCGGCATGATGTTGTACCGGCCCAGGAACTCCTGGAGGACGACCTTGTAGGAGTTGGCGATGTAGTCGAAGTTCTTGACGTGCATCAGCTCGCCGAACTCGTAGGCGCTGACGTCGGTGGTGACTTCGTGAATGGTGTACGGCAAGCTGGACTCACCGTCCTGCACGAACACGTACCATCCGCCGTTGCGCAGGGCGGTCAGCTGGTCGTCGTTGAAGTAGAAGTTCGAGTTGAACAGCTGCGCGATGCCGCCGATGCCGATGTAGGTGAAGCCCTGCTGGGAGGGCAATCCGGCGACGAGGCCGCCTACGGCGCAGGCCAGGTACTGGCCCTTCTGGTGGCTGCGGACGCCGGTCAGGTTGTTCATGATCTCGGTCGGCAGCAGCACCTCGTTCGGCCACACCATGACACAGCGCATGTTCTTCACGCTGGTCGTGATGGTGTTGAGCTCCGTGACCTGAGCGGCCTTGTCCAGGGTGATGGCGATGCGGTAGTGGCAGTTCCCCGAGAAGCCCGCGATGAAGGCGTTCGGCCCCAGTTCTTCGAGCGTCTCGAGATCTGCCCCCAGCAATTCGTTGCTGATGACGGTGTCGATGGGCCAAGCGGTCTTGGCGGTGTCCCACAGGGTCGGATCGGTGTTCGCCGGGTATGGGATCTCGATGAGCTCACCCGGTAGAACGGTGGTGAGGAACGTGGCGGTGTTGTCCCGCAGCCGGGTTAGCCGCTTGCGGGTGGTAATGCCTGCAACGCCGTGCGCTGCCTTCATGTGGAAGACGGCGACGTTTGTGATGTCGGACCCGGGGTCCACGAGCTTGTAGGTGCCATCGTAGGCCACGGTGATGCTGTTGACGTCGGCGGCAGTGACGACCCACATGCCGCGACTGGCAGTTGTGCCGTCCGTCGAAGGTGTGACGACTGCGAGGTCGCCCACAGCGACGCCGGCGAACGCAGCGGCCTTGGTGAGGGTGTGGTCATTCGTCCAGGTGGCGCTAGTGACGCCAACCACGGGGCGGTAGACCCTGACGTTCATGGAGCCAGAGTTGGCATCGGCACCGTAGGCCAGGTTGATCTTCACCGAATCGGCGGTCTTCGACAGTACCAGGAAGCCGTCGTTGTGTGCCGCCGTTGCGCCGCCGGTTACCTGGGCGACGTCTCCTGCCTGAACGGTTGAAAACGCGCCGCTGCCGGCCTTCGTGATGGTCGTGGAGGCTCCGGCGTCGCTGCTGGTCCAGTTGCAGGCGTCGGCCGACGCCACGACGGTTCCACCTTCGGCTTGCAGGATGGCTTCGCGAATGAAGTAGTCGCAGCGCTCGGCACCGGAGGTGGCTCCGGCGAATACGGCGGAGGTGCGCAGGCGCTTTTCGCCCATGGCGCCCAACAGAGCCTTGGCGGCGTACGCCGGGGTCTGTTCCGTGAAGAGGTTCTTGCCGTTGGCGGCGGTCAGGATTGCCGGGGTGCCGTCGGCATGCGTGATGTCGAGCAGATGGCTTGAGCCGATGCCCTTGGTCACGAATTCGGCGCTGGCGTGCGGGTCGACGAAGACGTCGATGCCGTCAGTCGGGCCTGCTTCGGTGGAGCCCACCAGACTCGGCGGAGCCGAGCTCTTCTCGGAGGGCAGGATGTCGTAGGAGCCGATGACGATGCGGAACTTCGACTTCGCGGGATCGGCGAAAGCGACGCAGTGAGTCTTCCACAGGGCGATGACGCTGACCCAGTCGGCGCCGCTGAGCGAATCGGTCAGCGGTACGAGGGCGTAGATGTCCTCGCGGGTGGTCATCCGGTCCCGGGCGCTGGTCTGCCCTGCCAGGGTGTCGGCTCCGACGCCGAAGACCTGAATCGGAGTGTTGGTGTTCGCAAACGTGGTCTGGGCGCCTACAGCGAGCGGATTCCGCTCGTCGACGGTGCCCAGAAGCGCCTCGATGGCGTCGGTGTTGTCGAGGACCTTCACATCCTGCAGGTCGGTCCGCAGTTCACGGTAGCCGATATACATCTGGGCGTAGTTCACCTTCCAGGTGAGGCTCTCGTACGCCAGGACGACGGATGTCGGTGTGGTGTTGAGGTTGATGACGTTGCCCACTACGGTGACGTAGGTGGCCATGTCGATACGCTGGTCGGACAGCGCGTGCTCCACGCGCCACCGGATGGTGCCAACGCCAAGGTCGTCAGCGGTTTTGTTGGTGCTGGTGAGTTCGAGGGTTGTGGCGCCAGTCGGTGTGGTCTTGACGTACTTCACCACGGTCTTGGACAGGTCGGCCTTGGTGAGCACGATGCGATCGCCGGCCTTCACTTTTTTGTTGACGAAGTCTCCGCTAGCCGAGGTGAACTCGTTGGTATCGAGCACCATGGCGCCGTCTGCTCCGTATTGGAGCTCGATCAGGACTTCGTTGAAAACGAAGTCGACGCTGTTTTCATCCAGGATTCCGCCCGCGGTGTGCCCGGGAGGGGTGCTCCAGGTCTTGAAGGTGATTCCCGCGTCTGGGCGCCCAGAACTCGTTCCGGTGGTGCCGCAGGGTGCGTCTTTGGTCAGACCGGTCTTGGTGAACTCACCCCCAGCGATGTCGGCGATGTCAGCCGGGTAGTCCTCGATGTGGTAGCATGGACCGACCAGGCAGCAGTTGAGGTCCGGGACTGCCGGGGCCACAACGACTTTGGCGAATTCCTGGTAAACGTACACGATGGGGCGAACGAATGGCATGAGCGTTCTCCTTTAGGCAGATTCACACCCAACCAAGGTGTTGGAAGTTGCAGCGGTTACAGCCATTTTTTTCCTTGGCGACGTGGCATCTTGTCCATAATAGTAGGCCAAATCCACTTACCTCACAAGCAGTTATCGGGGCAGCTCCGTGTGTAACGTGATGTCCCGGAAGTACTTTTCGGGGTCCGTTTTGTCGCCGATCTTTAGCAAAATGTCGCGCAGCATAGTGGCGATGGGCCGAGTTACCCAACGGTTTTCGTACTGAACTCGGAACATCACCGGCGACGTCCAGAGCTTGGTGTCCTTGTCGAAAGGTGTTGTTCTGTTCAGGACAATCGGGGTCATGCTCCGGAAGCTGAACACGGCCTGGATTTCGTCCGAGGACATCTGCAGAAAGTCCTGCACCAAGCTCCCCAGAATCATGCTTTCGCCGCGGGTCGTGGAGGTGCATTCGAGCATCATGTCGGTTTCGCCAATGCCGTAGTAGAGCTGCAAGCGCACGTTCTGGTAAACCGGCATCTGGTCCCGATCGCCGATGGAAACTTGCTGGTAGATGTTCTGGTCGCGGTCTACCCAGATTCCTGGGCGAACGTTGCGGCTTTCTAGGTTTTCGTTCCAGCCACTTTCGATGAAGAGCCCAGTGTCCTTGAGGCTTGGAACCCAATGCCATTTCAGGGGCGGGTCGCTCGGGGTCGCGGGAGAGAATCGTTCACGCAGAATGGCAACGAAGACGCCGATGATGACCAGCGACGTTGAAAAGTGAACGTTGGGGTTCGCAGAGTCTACAGGTTTCGGTATCGTCACCTAGTACTCCGGGTAGAAATTGTCGAGCCCCATGGCACCGCGCATTCGGTTATCTGGCGTCATCCCATAGATTTCCGGAAGCAACCCCAGCGACGTTTCGCTCTCTGCCTGGTCGGCAATAGGTTGGGCTGCGGCTGATCTGTGCTTGGCCGGGGCCTCTCGATTCAGCCACTTGGGCACTTGCGCGCCGGCGTACCCACCAACTCCTCCCCCAGCCAAACTGCCCAGCAGGGTACCGATGAGCTGGCCACGCTCGATCTTTTGTGGGTCGACTCCGCCGAAGAACCCCTTGTCGGAGAACGTTTCAGCAGCCCGGCCCCCGAGGTATTTACCAAGTAAACCTCCGCCGGCAGAACCAGCAAGGCCTCCGCCGATTCCTGATAGGCGTTGGGCCGCTGCCATTTGCTGGGGGGTTAGCCCCTCTTCTTCTTCGTAGGCCCGCTTCACTCCCAATTGAAATGCGACTTTCAGCATGGTCGGCTCCTCTCACAGGGTCACTGGTATTTCGTATTCAATGGCTTGGCGCTCTAGCTCCGAAGCTGTCACTGTTTGATGCACAGTGACGGTCTTCAAGGATGTGTAGTAACGCTGCTTCACTAAAAATCGGTGATTGCGCGCCCGTTCAATGAGGAGGTCTCCCTCGTCAATTCGAGGAAAATCCAAGAACTCAATTCGCCGGATTCTGACGTCGTCTTTGGTCTGTGGGCTGAGGTCCGTTTGGATCTGGCTGGCGTGTTGCGATCCGCCCAGTATTGCCACGGGAGTGAAATAGCCTCCGGTCCAAGATGTTCCGTAGCAAACGGGGCAACGTGACCGGGTGACCTCGCGGGTTGCCGGGTCGTAGCAGTCTGGGCAGCGTACCCCGAAGTGACGGCGCTTCAGCAGCCAGAAGTCCATACCTGCTAGGCGGCGCAGCCGAACGTACTCATCCCGAAGTATCTTCCGGCGGAGGAGCCGCAGGCGCCCAGGCTGTTTGTCGCGAGGCCGAACGCTCTCTCCCGTCAGGGGGTCAGGTTCGAATTGTGCGGGGTCGAGAACCTGAAAGCCCATGACCGGGCGGGGTCCGATGGCTTCGGTTTCGGCTTGGCCGTCCAGGTTTGTGATGGCAGAGTAGATGGCGTTCAACACCCCACTTGGGGGGGTAACGCGGATGCGGTAGTAGATGTCACGGGCGAGCGAGAGGTCATTTGCCTCTTCCTGGTCCAACGGGTCGCTGTAGAGATACGTGTCGGCCAAGTTGGCAACGATGGTTGCCCACGGGCCACCTGGGGAACCGGAGCGTTCAACGTCGAAGTGGAAGACACCGCTTTCAGTGACCTCGTCGAGGTCCCACTGAATTTGAACCCGCTTGGGAAACCAAGGGGTAACGCTGGTGATGAGCGCTTTCAATCATCCTCATCCCGGCCTAGAGCATCCAGGAGCGAAATGTTGTTCGCATAGGCGGTCTTCATGAGCTTGTCACGTTCAACTGCCGGAGCCCTGGACCACCACTGCTGAAATTCGATACCAGCATCGGTGGCTGGGATGTCGAAGCTGGCCGCTTCCTTCAGCATCATCTCATCCCGGAGACGCGGAGGGATGCCGATGCGAATGAGAACCTTAGGCATGGGAACCTCCCGGGGGTTCTGCCGCTCCCGAGGTTGGGGACTTCGGCTTCAGCGAACCCAGGTCTCCCTTTGCTTTGGAGGCCATGGGGTTGGGTAATGGCTTGGGTAGCCGCATGTCAACTGCTTCTTTTCGTAGCCGAGTTGCCAGCTCTCGCAATTTTTGGCTCAGGGGGGACATCCGGGGCTCCTAATATGCGTAGCGTGCAGTCGGAAATTGACGGTATGCGGAAGCAACAGCCGGGGCGGCAACCCCTGCGGCTTGTGCTTCGGGGGAAACGCCCCCACCTAGAAGTGAGCTGGCCGCTCCTTCTCCTTTGGCGCCACCAATGAAGCCGGCTGCCGCCAGAGGAACTCCTCCGGCGGCGTACATGCCAAAGCGCTTAGCAGATTCACCCATCGTACCTGGTCCACTTTTGGCGTACTGCATGATCCCGCCAAGTGTCGAATGGGCCTTATCTTGCTTCGCAAAAGAACCCAGGCGCTTTGCGAAGTCCGGAGCGTGGGATCCCAACCACTTTCTTCGGGACGCGACCCCCATCAGACCGCGGGTTCCTTCGATGCTCCCACGGAACGCCAAGCCACCGGCAGCGCCACCCAGGGCTCCCCGAGCGTAGCGTTCGTACCACGGGTCTTCTCCGCCGGCCAGGGCGTTCATTGCTCCACCGGTGCCAGCACCAAACAAGGTGTCGCGCAGGTAGCTCTTGGCACCCTTGGGTACGCTAGCTACGAGTGCGTCGTGCCACGGACCGCCACCGTATGTTCCCATGCGCCCGGCACTGAGGGCTTTCCCAAGAACGCCCTGCCCTTTGTTCCGGGCGTTGCCAATATACTTGAGGAAATTGGGGACGGCAGTCTTTTCGAGTCCAGCATCTCGGCTGGCTCGTATCACGCCGAGCACGAAAGCCTGCTTGAGAAGCTCCTCGTTCATCGGCGGCTCCGTGCTCCGGGGTAGATGTACCGGTACCCTGAGGACAAGCTGTCGTACCCAGACTCCATGTTGAGTTGCTGCTTGAACTTCTGAGCCGTAGCCTTCCACTCGGCTTTCAGGTTCTGCCCCAGTTGGGAATACTGCGCGTGCTTGTCGTCGATTCCAATGTTCTGGATATCGCCGTCTTGGTAAGTGGCCATGTTGCGGAGCTGCAGGATGGATTCGCTCATCATCAAGTGAGCCGCGGTTCCCAGGAGGAGAATCCAGTCGTTGGGGAAGCCCTCGCCGGTGTAGCTGCTGATGGGGGTCATCGCGTTGAACTCGGCTAGCGCGAACATCATGGCGTCAGAGATGTCTTCTTCCGTGAACTGGACTTCGGCCAGCAGGATATTGTTGTCGGCAAAATCGCGTAGGAATCTACTGACCTGCCCAGACGTGATGGACACGGCTCACCTCGCTTGAACTGAAGTGACAGAGGGTGGTCGACGGGTCAGGTCGCGTAGTTGAACGTTTTCCCAAATGTCGACCATGCCGGAAGCACCACGCGCTCCTAGTGCCGACCACGACGCCGGGGGCGGTCCTCATGCTCGGAAGGCCCCTCTTCGGGCTTCTCTTCCGGCTTCTCTTCCGGCTTTTCCGGAGGCGGAGGGGGTGCCTCGGTATTCATCGCTTCGATCGGCGCTGCCGGGGATATGGCATCTGCCGCAGCTTTGGCCACACTCGCTGCCTTGTCGGCCTCTTTCGTGGCCTTCACGGCGATGGTGGCCCTGACGTCGGCAATGCCTCTGAGGGCAACGGCGTCGCGCTTCGCCGCTTCCTCGAGGGGCAGGACGCTGATCTTCCCGAGTTGGGCGAAGCGCTTCACATCTGGGAGCTCCGCGACCGAATCGGAGATCTGGCGCCGGTCCTTCTGCCCCGGCGAGCCCTTGGGATGCAACTCCAGACGACCGTTGTTGAGAATGACGGTCGTCTGGGTTTCGTTGAATGCAATCTTCATCACTCACCCCTTAGACCAAGGTGACGCGGGTGATGGCGGCGGTGTTTCCGATACCGATGCCCGGAGCGCTGTAGCTCCAGAACTCGATCATGTCGGCTTCCTGCTTGATGAACAGGGTCGCATCCTGCAGGAGGTAGAAGTTGCCGAGGAAGTTCTCCGGCCCGAACACCCAGAACTCGTCGTTCTGCACGATGTCGTTCTTGATGGTGGTGATGACCGGGAAGCCCCACAGCTTCTCCTCTTCTTCGATACCCTGGTCGTAGTGCCGGCTGGCCACTTCACCGATGGTGGTGAAGGGGATGTTCAGCAGGTCGTAGTAGAGCTCTTTGGTCATCAAGAGCTTCCCGATGGGGATCTTCCGGGCGATCTGCTTCTGCAGGGCGGTGACGATGTTGCTGCTGCCCAGGGGGCCACCGAGGGTCAGGTCCTGGTTCGGCTTGCCGGCGACGCAGGCGACGCAAGTCTCGTAGAACTTGCTGTCTTCCTGGTCCGCCATGTCCTTCACCGAGTTGTCGCTCAGGATCTTCCGGATGTCGTTCTGGTAGGTCATGAGCTCGAACTTGCTCTTGTTGAAGCGCTGGCTTTCGACCTTGCCGAAGTAGACGGCGTAGCGCGGCCCGCTGAACCAGGTCCGGTCGCCGGTGCCCTTGAAGGTCACGAACGTGGCGACGGAGTCGGGCTCCTTCTCCACGATCTTCTTCGGGAGGTCGGTGTCCTCAGAGCGGTCGATCTCATCGTCCGCCAGGACGAGTGGGGTCAGGATCTCGCGTGCGAACGAGGTCTGACGGAGCTTGGAACGGATGAACGCAGAACCCTCGGTCTGGGCTTCCTTCACCCGGCCCTCCTCGATCTTCCGGAGGAAGTTCGAGTTGATGAACTGCGCGGACACCTGCGAGGTTTCGGTTCTCATTGCGAATTCTCCTTGAGAGTAAGCGTTTTAGCTTTCCTGTTTCTGTTGGGACTGCCTACGACTCCACAACGATCCAGCCGTTGACGGAGTCGACTTGAATCACCTTGCCCAAGCTGAAGATCCCGGCTCCGGGGTTGACGTTGGTCAACTTGCCGTTGACGTCGGACCACAGGCGGTCGCCCACGACCATGGCGAGAACGGTCGGGATCTTGAAAATGACCCCGGTGCGCAGCTTGATGCAGCTCAGGGTGCCAGTGAACCGGCCATCGTACTGGTCGCGCCCCTGGATGACCAACCAGGGGTTGTCGAGGTTGCCGCTGGCCGGCAACGCCGACTGGTAGCGGTCGACCACCGGCTTGCCTGGGATGGTCCCGGCTTCGACATCGACGATGGTTCCTTCTTCGATGTTGGGGGTGACCAGGTCTTTTTGCTTGAACTCATACCAGAGCGCGCAGCTGTTGGGCCATCCGCGGAGGATGTCGAAGTTGGAGTTGAGGTTCGACATGTCGGTTCTCCTTTACACCCCGGACCCGCCGGCTGCGATGACGAGATAGCCGGAGGTCGCGTTGATTTCGATGACTTGTCCGATGGATTGCTGGGCGGCGACGACCTTGGCGATGATGCCATTGTTGGCGTACACCAGGTCGCCTACGGCGAAACCACCGGGACCGGCTGTGGCCACCTTGAAGATCACGCCCGACTTGAGGGCCAGGGCGGTGACCTTGTTGGCGGTGACGGCGTCGGAGGTGTCCATGCCCTCGATGACCAACCAGGGATAGTCCGGGGGGATGACGACGCCAACGTTGGCGCTGGTCAGCTTGGTCAGGACGGGCACGCCGGCTTCGTTTACGACCTTGCCGATCATGCCCTCGATCAGGATGGGGGCCTCGGCCGCTTTCTGCTTGAAGTTGTACTCCAGGGCGCTCTTGCCGTGAGGCGGGAGGCCTGCGAGCACATCGAACAGCGAGTTCAGTTGCGACATGGCAATTCTCCCTTAGTAGGTGGCGATGACAACCCAGCCCGTGGCGCCGGCGATCCCATTGGACAGCAGCACCTGGCCGAGAGGCCATTCCATCCCCCCGCCTGCGGTGAGCTTCTGCAGCGCGCCCGCGTTGGCGCACACACGATCACCAGGAACGAGGGTGTCAGCGATGGCGGTTGCGACCTTGAGGACAGCGCCGCTTGAGCACTTGACGCAGGTGACCCGGTTGACGAAGCGGCTGTCGTACTGGTCGTTTCCTTGGATAACCATCCAGGCGTCGTCCTTAGGGGCGCTGGCGACGACACCGGAGGTCAGAGCCTTGATGAGGGCCGGGGCCTCCATCTGCCGAGCGGATTTGTACCACGCTCCGCCCGGGTGAGTCCCGGTGTAGTCGTAGTACTTGTTCTCGTAGATGCTGTCGACGCCGTTGATCTTGATGCGGTTGCCGCTGATCGGAACGGTCGCGGCCCAGGTGGCGCCGGCAGGCGTGGCACCGGTGACGGTACCGAAGGGGATGGGGACCGTTGTGGTGCCCGTGATGGCCAGCGTATCGGCGACATGGAAGACGTCAGCAGGCGTGGTCGGGTCGATGACCCAGGTGCGCGACCCGTCGGTCGTGTAGGATACCAGCTTTCCGGTGTGGCCCGAACCGGTGGCCACTACAGTTTTCCCGATGTCGCTGGTGCCAGGGCTCTCGTAGTTGAGCGCGGCGCTGACCACCGAGACGGTCTTCTTGGTGTACTGCAGCACCTTCTCTTCGTGGCCAGCGAAAGCGCCGGCCGCGGCGGCTTCGATAACCACGACGCGGGTGCCGGTGGCCACTTCGGACTCGATGCCAGCGACGACGGCGTTCCACGCGGTGCCATCCCACTCAACGATGTCGCCGATGGCGAAGCCAGCCCACGCGCCGCCTAGCCCAGCAACCACGTACGACTTGCCGCGGTCGGCGGCAACCAAGGCGGGGGCGGCCACCAAGGAGCTGTCCTTGATGCGCAGGACCTTGGCGGGGAGCAACTCGCGCGTTGCTACATACACCAGAGTTCCCTCGGGGAGGGTGGCGCCGGTATCGGGGTCGAAGCCCGCTTCGAGTGCCGACGAATCGGGCCAACCGCGCAGGATGTCAAAAACAGAATTCAGGTTCGACATGAAGTTGTCTCCTTACTCAATGATCCACTGGAGGAAGCGATCACCGGCGATCTCGGCTGCTTCCTTCTTGTTTTCGGGCTCCGCGGAGAAGTCGCGCTTTTCGCTCGGCTCCCCCATGGTCATTTGGTCGGTGTCCTTCTTGGTTTCGGCGACCTTCTCCATCGCTTCCAACAACGGTACGTCCGCTCCCGAAAACTTCTTCAGGAGGTCGTCTGAGATGGTTTCGCCAGTGGCGGCGGCGTACTTCTCACCGATGGAAACGATCAGCGACTCCTTGGCGGCGTTGACTTGGGCCTGCTTTTCGGACTCGTTGGCTTCGACGTAATCCGCCATGGCGTCCAGTACGTCTGCGATCTTGGTTAGTTCCATGATCCTCACCCAATCTTGCGCTTCAGGAGAACCAGGGCGGTAGCCGCCTGGGCGACCTGTGCGCACTTCACGAGTTTCTTGTCCTTGTGCTCTTCGCTCATCTTCCGAAGAAGGGCGGCGAGCTTACGAAGTTCAGCGTGCATTCGCCACTCCATCCAGGAAAGCTTTGACGTCGTCAACGGTCACATCGGTGGAACCGGAACGGAGTTCTACGGCGAGTTTTTGCAGCCCTTCGCCTAGAGTTGTCCGCGCTGTTGGGTGCGCCGAAGCTTCTTTCACGATCTGCCGGGCTGCCAGGTCCGTGAGCTTGGCGGTCTTCACTTCCGCCAAAATGTCGTTCACGATTTTGGAGATCGAGTTCATATCGACGTGAACTCCTCTTCACCCGCGCCCCCAGGGACAAGCCCCAGACCCGTAGCTTTCGAGAGAGTCCTCAATATCGGAGGCGCTACGAGCCCCGAGGCGACTCCTGCACCGAAAGCCAGGTTTCGAGTACGGAGCCGCTCATCTTCTGCCGACGACTCTGCTCGGGACTTGGCGATAAGAGCGGCAGGGATTCCTGCGCCGGCGACGGTAAGAGCGCCCAACCCAAACATGGCCGCGGGATGCCGTAAAACCTTGCCCAGGGCTCCCTGAGCAAGCTTCTTGATCTCCTGCACTTCGGAGGAAGCCGAAGCCAGCTTGAACAGCTGGGCGTATGTCTCGGCTGCGTTCATCCGCCCTCTTTACATCGCCCGGATCACGTTGATGGTGTCGCCGTAGCCCCGGTCGAACGTGTCGCCAGCCATCTTGGTCAGCTCGTTCATGGTGTCGCTGTAGCCGCGCTTGATCTCGGCCAGCTTCTCGCGTCCTTCGGGGGTCTCGGCCAGCTTCTCGAGCTCGGCGGCCAACTGGTTCTCGGAGTTGAATTCCGTAGCCACCTTCTGAAGCTGAGTCTGCCCTGCGGCGGTCTTCTGGAGTTCGACGATCTGCTTCTGGGTGTCCGCATAGCCCTTTTCGAACGCGGCGACTTTCAGTTGTTCGATCTGGGCCTTTCCGTGGAGGTAGCCCAGGTCGATGGCTTGCTTGGTCAGGTCCGGGTTCTCAGAAGCGAACTTCTCGAACTCGGCCTGGGTCGGCACACCGTCCGCGCTAGCGGTCTTCAGAGTCGGGACCGGCTCCTTGGCGGCGGCGGACTCGTACTGCCCGAGGCGAGACATGAACCCGTCGGCGACGGCGGCGCCGTAAAACTGCGCCTCCTTCACCAGGGCCGCGGACTCGCTGTTGGCCAAGTCGGTGGCCATCTTCACGAGCTCGCCGGTGGCCGGCTTCGCACCTGGCTGCGCGGCGGCAGTTTTTTCTCCTGGGGTGAGCACACCGTCCAGCGCGCTGAGCAGCTTGTCACGCGCCCCGGCGGTTTTTGCGCCAGGAGCTGGGGCGCTGGCGGTCTTCGTCAAACCGTCGGTGCTGGTTCCCTTGATCTGGGTCATGATTTCGTGGAGCTCCATGTCGAAACTCTCCTTTTTGTCCCCGATTCACGAGGAATAGTAGGACGTTTTATTTACCTACACAAGCCAAAGTCAAAGACAAATGGCGTCTCCGACTTTTAGGGCTGCAGCATCGAAGTTGGTTCCGCCCTCGTCCAGGATAATGGCGGCGACTTTTTTGTTACGAGCCCGAGGGCGATGAGCGAACTCCATGGCCATTTTGATGACTGCGTCCGAGATTCCAAATTCGGCGCTGGCCGATTGCTTTTCCACCAACTCCGTCCCCGGGAAAATGGTCTTGCCGTGGTACTGTGTGGGAAGGTAGATGTTTTCCCCCGTCTCCGCCCGAATGTGGGGGTAGCCCTGGCTTGCCCGGGACAGCCTCCGAACGCCGGAAAGCCCAAGTAGTGGGGCTGCCATGCGCGCTCCACGGAATGGCGCGAGCGCCAGGCCACCGGCGAGCAGCGCACCGCCCCCCAGAATTTTCTTCAGCTTTTGCATCTTGGCAAGACCCTCAGTCCGCCGTGCAACAGAGTGGGTGGTCTGGTATTCTTTTCCGGTGTTCGGGTCACGCACGTTCACCAGGTCAAAATCACCGGGGGTGTATCCTGTTGTAGGATCCGGCGTCGTCTGCCGGAGCCCAAAAAATGAACGCTTGACCAGCCAATCTCGGTGCTGTGAACGCTTCTCCACCCAGGAGCTCATCTTTTCGGCCAGAGCCTGGTTTATGTTCTCCGGGGACAATTCCAAGCATCCGGTTTCTTCCATGCTGTCGAGCAACTCAGGGTTTTCGGCAAGGGCGCTGAACACCTGGTGCTGCGCTGCGACTGCACGGTCGAGGTACTCTTCGGGGATGTCAATGTCTGGAGCGAACTTCCAAACGAAGTACTTGAGGAACTCCGGCGTGGTCAGCAGGATGCCCATTGAGGCCAGCGTCGACAGCACTTCAGCTGGTCGGTAGGAAATCAGTTGTCGGATCGTGGCGTCGTCGATTGGCGGCATACTCGCAGCTGCAGGAGCAGCGACGGCGTCATTGAATTGCTTGACCTCGTGAGTTGTGCCGGAATCGGTCTTGGCTGCGGGGATGCTCCCGTTCAGTACTTTCTGAATGAGGGATAGCTTTCGCAGGTTAGCGACTTTCTTGGAGGCTTCCGCGACGTATTCGCCCAACTCGGAGCCACTGTGCAACTCTGGAACCGACTCGGCAACTTTCTTCATCATGAAGCCGAGCCGGTCAGCTGGACGACGAACCATCGAGATGTCGAAGAACTTCGGTGATGGGTTCCACACGCCAACGGGTTTGCCATTTGAGAGTGTTTCGCCGAGTTGGTATTTGGCGTGGTCGCAGTACTCTTTCCGGCTGGGGGCGCAGTTGCCGCAGATGTTGCAGACGTCGTACTTGACCTTGCACCCCATACTGCATGCCGGATATTTGCCGCTTTCAATTTCCTGGACGATGTCTTCGGCTTGTTGGTTGTCCAGGGCGAGGAGCAGCTCGACGCGGTGCATGGGCCAGTTGTAGAAGGCCCGGACTACCTGGCCGATTCGCTTCTCGGGGTCCTTGTTGATGTGGTGCCGAAAAACGTTCGCGCTGTTTTCGAACGATTGGTAGTGCTTCGGGAGGACCTCATCAGGGCCGATGATGGTTTTACCGATACGCATCGGTCTTTCAGACCAACCATCTCCGTTCCTGTTGAATCCGTAGAACTCGCCTGCGGTCATCGCCAGAACCAGGATGATGGTCTTCCCTGGCATCGGTTTGACGTTCTTGATGTAGTCGAGTGCCTCGCTTGCGGTCTTTACGTGCGCGAGCTTGTTGAATTCGTGGGGCCGGACGATTTGAATCGTCGGTTCGCCATACTTCGAAAGCTCATCAAGCTCGATGAACTTGGGGAAGAGTTCTATCATTCGTGACAAATCTCGTACAACAGGTTCATACCGTACCCACGGTTGAGGAGACGAATCTCCGCTGCAAGTTTCAGGGTGTCCTCAGGCGTTGTTTCCGGTAGGCCAGACAACATGCCCTCGATGAGCCCAACGGTAGCCAGCTTTTCGATGGCGTCTTCCGAGAGAAGATTGCTGGAGGCCTGCTTCGCTTCAGCAGGCGGGTAGCCGCCCAGAGGCGCTCCGCCGGTCAATCGATGCAAGCCGTAGAGCCCACCGCCGATGCCGGCTAGCCCCAGCGCGGTCTGAAGAACTTTGTTTCGGACGTCAGCGGTAGCTTCTTCGCCGCGGTCGTAGAACTTGTTGATGAGGTGTCGTCCACCCAAAACGGCGGGGGCTCCTAGCCCCAAACCCCACGCCAGCGGTTTTCCGATCGTCTTGAGTGCGTTCAGGTCCAGGGATTCCTTGACGATATCGAACACTTGGTTGTCGACGCCCAACTTTACGGTAAGGGCCTTGGCCAGAATTTCTGGATCGTCCTTATAGGCCGCTGCCGTCTTCCCGAGCTTGTTCGAGAGTTCGACAAGACGGTAGACCTGGGCAAGCTTGGGGTGCAATGCGGGAACCATCTCAGACCTCCTGGGTCAACTTGTCCAGGCTCACCAGCCCCGCGAGAATCTGCTTGTACTCGGCGTTCTTCACGTAGAGATTGGTGCCGAGGGCCTGAACCGCAGTTTTGAGGTCCAGGTCGCCGGGGATGTCGTGCCCTTCGGCGCGAAGCCGCGCGGCGGCGATCTTGTGAAGCCCCAGTGTTCGCAACTTGCGGGCGCTCTCAGGTCCGAGCAGACGTTCCAGGTTCACGTTCATGGGTTCCTCACTTTGACGGTCCAGCTTGGGCTCGAGCCACGGAAGCTTCGGCGTCGGCAATGCCTTTGATAGTGTTGTAGTCCAGCCCACCACCGCTGACGACGGCCTGTGTCAGGAACGAACGAACGGCGTTCTTGTCGGTGGCCAGTGTCGGCGCGACCTTGGACATGGTGTGGTAGGCTTCGAGCAACGTTTTGTTGTCGGCTTCGTTCAGAATGGGGTCTTCCTTCTTCAGGGCTTCGAAGATGGCAACGCGGGCCGGGCTGACGACCATGTTGTCCTTGAGGGTATCGTACGCCTTGCCAAACATATCTGTCGTGAGTCCGATGAGCTGTTTGGCGCTCTCGGAGCCAACGGTTTTTCCGAACGACTCGCCAATGATTTCATCGGCACGAATACGGTCTGTCAGGGTGTTGAGCCCACGGTTGATGCGGTAGCTTAGGGTCTTGGATTGGTTTTCGCCTTCGGTGATCCCACCGCCTCCCAAACCGTGCCACAGTGCCGACCCGGCGGCCAACGTGGGGATACCAATGAGGGCGGCCTTCCCCACCGGGGCCTTCCAGAGCGTCTTCATCAGCTCGCTGAAGGCGGTGGCAACGCCGCCGGCTGCCTTTTCCAGGTACTCGTCGACCGATGACAGTTTCGTTCTCACAGATACTCTCCCACGCCGTTTTTCAGCTGAGTTCGCGCCTCGTCGAGAGTTTGCCATTCGTCGCTCAGCTTGATGAGCTTATCCAGACTGCGTATCTCGCGAGTTTTGGAATCGACGACTCGAGCAGTCTTGACAAACTGGGACTCAACCGGCCTCGGCAGCCGCAGGCAGTGCCGTAAATCGGCGATGACAGGAACCGCCAACTCACCGCGAAGCGCAAAAGCGTCCTTCTCGAACTCATTGAAGTCGGAGCCGTATAGCTTGGCAAAATCTGCCGCCAACTTGTCGAGTTCGTCCTTGTACTCGTAGGCAGCCTGGTGCTGTTTGCTTTCCAATTCCGAAGCGACCTTACGGATCTTGATGATGAGCATCTGGCGCTTCGCCGGCGAAACTTCCGGATTCTGCGGCTGTTCAGTGGCGACCTCTTGCTCGGTTGAAGCCGGAGTGTCGGCGGCAGCCGCGCCGCTGCCCTTCAGCACCGCCTTCACCTTGTCGAGGACGTCGCCCAAGTCACCAAACATGTCAGAAGGATCGCTGGCGGACGATTCGGACGAGTCGGGGGTGACCGGTTCGCCGTTCACGAACACCTTCTTGATGACCGTGGCGGGATCCGCCGGGTCGAACTCGACGATCTTGTCGCCGTCGTTCTTCTGGTCAAATAGCGTCAGGTGGGCCATGGTGTTGGCCAGCTGCACCAGATTTTTGACCTGCTCTGGGTTGAGCGCATTGTCCAGCGCTGTTTTCGCTAGCCCATCGTCCAGCGGTACAGAGCGCTTCAGAAATGCGTCCACTGCATCTTGGGCCAACTTCTTGAATTCGTCTGGTCGGATCACGCGCATTTTTTGTCCCACCTTCAGTGAAGAATTTCGCTTTCAGCGATTCCACTTTGCTCTGCGTTTGTGGCTTCTTCACGCGTCTGCAGGGTCATCTTCAGCTGATCAAACGCGCTGCTTTCGTCCACACCGTCATCATTTTCAACGGCCTTGAGTGCAACCTGCGCCCAACGGAGCGCCGCGTTCGCCAGGGCGGAATCCACCTGGTTGATGCGGACGAGGCTGGCCATCATATACGCCGTCGTCCGAACGCTGTTTTGCACCGTGATGGGATCCACGATGTGGCTGCCCTTTGACAGGCGCACTTTCAAGCACTCCTTCCCCAAATCAATGGCTGAGCGCTTCAGCTCTTTTCCAAACAGGCTCTTGGCGTAGGTGTACGCGTAGTCGGTCCTGTCGAGCTCGTCGAGAAAGGCTGACGCATCAAAGAAAAGATAGGTGTAAATCTCAGTCACCGCAATGGGGACTTGGAGAATGTCCTGAACTTCGTCGGGCTCGAAGTTTACAAGCAGAACTGCTTCCAGGGTTTCTTGCTTGAACTCGTGCGTGAAGATGTCGTATGCGCGCTCGACAGCTTCAGAGTGGGGTTGACCTGAAAGGAGGTGATAGAGGTCGGCCTCATGCTTGTCCCGCGGACAAGCACCCTTGGCTTCAACGGTGGCCAGTACCGTTTGGTACCGGTGATCAGGCGTTGTCGACTTCATCCTTCTCCCGCGTCGTCAATGCGGTCTGGTTGATCTTCAAGATCACACTGCCCAGGTTGTTGAACACCGAGCGCAGCCTGCGTTCCAAATCCGAGAAGTCCTGCTCTCCGAGCTCAGGGCGAAGTTCGTGCTCACGCATCCAAAGAGAAAGCATGACGCGCCCGAGGCTGTCGAGGGCATTCTCCAGGCTCGGCACGTAGTTGGAAACTGTTTCGCTGAGATCTGAGTTCGTCGCCATAGAACCGATGGCTGTGGCCTCGAACGCTTCGGGGTCGTTGAGTTCGGCAGCTTGCGACATGCTCGGGCCAGCCTGACCGGCGAGTTGCTCCGCAGCCTGCGCCTCTTCGACGCCACCCGGAGGAACGCCCGGAATGCCCGACGGCCCCGGGGCGGGGACACCGCCGCCAGGAGCGCCACCGGCCATTTCCGGGGGCATACCCGGCTGCGCACCAGGCGCTCCGCCAGCCATCTGCGGCGGCATCCCACCAGCAGGATCAGCACCCACGCCAGGGGGAACTCCCGCTGCCATCTCTTCCGCCGAGCCGGGCTGTTGGGGCACTGGACCCTGCGGACCACTCGGGGGCATACCGCCCGCTTGTTCAGCGGCGATTTGCGTTGCACGCTGTTTCACCGCGTCGATGGCCGACAACTGATTGGCCAAGTCGCGCTGCTTCTCAGCGAGTTGCCTGGCCACATCAGCTGCTTGGCCAGCCAAATCTGCGCCGACTTCGGCCGCAGCAATCTCCACGGGATTCGGCGGCGGAGGAGGCGGGGGCGCCATCATCTCAGGAGGCGGCATCCCGCCGGCCATTTCCGGTGGCATCCCACCAGCCATCTCTGGAGGCATTCCGCCAGCCATCTCTGGAGGCATTCCGCCGGCCATCTCAGGGGGCATTCCACCTTGAGCATCGGGGGGCGGGGGCGGAGCCATCGGAGCGCCTTGGGCGGTTTTCGCCCAGGAGGCAAACTTCTTCATTTGCTCCGGATTTACGAGGTAAAACTCGTGGATCCGGGCAGCGGCAGTCTTGTTCAGGAGCTTCTCGGCGTCTCCTGCACGGAGGTCGAGATCTCGGACGAGACATTGCAGCGCCGACATCTTGGTGTAGTGCTCAGGGAGTCCACTGATGGTGTACCCACCGTTGCCGTCGTTCTGCAGCCGAACGCGGAGCGCCCCAGTCTTCTGGAGTTCGCGCACGTACGTCAGGGTGTCGTCGGCTCCTTGCAGAACGTTGTCGTCGCCGTACTCGCCCTTCAGGAACTTGAAACCGCCGGGGACATAGGTCACGTTCCCACCGGTCGGGGCGACGATGACGTTCGTCGGATTGTTCGGGTCGGTCACGAGAGTGTTGCCGTAAGTCTTCATGCGGCGGACACCCTTGCTGTCGGTCGTGACTTCAAGGACATCAGCCGGCTCAGTTCCCTGTAGGCGCCCAGCTTTGAAGCGAACGAAAATGCCCAAGCCTTTGCCGACGGGCATCACGCTGTCGTCGAGGACCTTCGAGAACGTCTCGCCCTTGATGTCGGAAGCGTGGATGAGCCGCCCGACGGGGCGCCGACTGGTGCGGATGATTTTTTCGTCTTCGGTGAAGAGGATGTACTCCTTGTGCCCGTCAGGGATCTGGAAGCCGTCGTCGCTGGCGCCGGATCCCGGAGTGGTGCACATCTGATCTTCGTTTACACCGTGCAACGTTTTGGCCTGCTGCTTCTTGACGTGCTTGCGGTACTGGTCCGGGTAGCGCCGAATGTCGCCACGCACGCCGGCGTACAACGTCGAATGCAGCGTCTGCGGGTTCGGGATGACGATGGCCTTCTTCGTGGTTCCGTCGGACATCCAGATTTCGTAGAAGCCTGGTTCCTGGGCGGTGGTCCGAACCATGCGTTCCTGAGTCTCGACCGGCGTGTTGGCGGTCGCGCGTGCGTCGCGCACAACAAAACCGTGCTTGACGGCTTCTTGCCACGCCTTCGAGGCTTCTTTGCCGAAGTGCTTTCGGAAGTCATCGGCGGAGTTGTCGGGCGTCAGAAACTCCACCACCGGCTGGGCTGCGGCGGTCTTGGTGCGCGTCGGGCGAATCGCGGTCAACAGCATTTTGTTGTCATAGTTCTCGAACGCAAACTTCAGGACCTTCTTGTTCCGTTCAAGAACCTTAGCGAAGGCCATCTTCACGTAGTTCGGGGCCTCGTCCAGGAAGCGGGCCAGCTTCTCGCCCGGGAGATCGTTTGCGGAGGCGTAAGCGTACCGGCCAGTCGTCGGGGGGACGACCAAGTTGCGGATGTCCGCGTCGGGTTCGAGGGTCTTCGGAGCTTCGACACCGGCGCCGAGTTCGTCCAGCGTGCTACGCGAGAGTTCGTCGACCCAGTTCTTGTCGAGCGGCAGGAAGATGTCCTTCTTCGGGTAGTACATCACTTCAAGCGGTTTGACCTGGTTGTTGGCGAGGACGACGGGCACGTGCAGAGCGTCGCCATCGAGAGATACGATGAAGGCGCCCACGCCGGAGCCGTTGTCGATGTCGCTGCTGAGGACCTTGAAGGTCACTACCCGTTCGACCAACTCGGGGAACTTGTTTGCCAGGGCGCTGTGGGCCATCTGCCCAAAGCCCTGCTCAAAGGCCATAGTGGCGTCTTCGCCAGTCGGGGGCGGCTGCATGAACGCTTGAGTTCTCGGCGACAGCGGCATGGTTCTCTCCCTCACATGAACTTTCCAAGTTGGTAGACGCCAACCGGCATCGAAGACGTCAATGCGTGTTGGAGAAACGCCGGTATCAGCGTCTTGATGGCTTGGAGTTTGTTCGGAGCGTTTTTCACAGCGGCTGCGGAGGCTCCAAACTCTTCGACGAGTCCGGGAGCCGCGACGGCTGCTGACGTGCCCGCCAGGATATTCAAGATCTCGCGGCGAGTTTCCGGGTCCCCGACAAAAGCACGGATGGCCAACATCGCGGGGATGGCGGCTATATTGTTGATGCTCGCGACCGTGTTGGCAATGCTCAGTATCTTACGGTAGAGCGGAGCCTTTCGGACATTTTCAGCGTGTGCTGTCTCGTGGCCTACGACGGCGGGGTTTACCACACCAAGCGTGATGGTGTCCTTGCCAGGATAGTAGCCTCCCGGGATGTCAGGATTGGATTCGATCTTGACGTCGGCGAGAGATGGATTTTGTTTCAGGAAGCGCGCAATGGTGGCGGGGATTTCCTGGGCGTGTTCAGGATCGTGGAAGAAGCTGTCAACACCGCCCAAGCGCGACGCCAGCGCCGCTAGGCCCGGAGCACTTTGAAGGCTTTGTAGCGTGTTGGTAGCCATTTCTTCCCATCGTCAGAGCCACTTACTTCTGCGGGGTCAGCACCCGTGGAGCGTTTTCTTCTACAATGGGCGTCTTCAGTTCTGGCCTTCGCAACTGATTGACGACCGTGGCCAGGCTGTTGGCCTGCTGGCTGACTCCCACAGGAGGTTTTCCATCCTCGGGTCTGATGTCCGCCGATGTTTTGCTGTAAGGGGCCATGTGCTTATCGTACAACCCCTTCAGCGCTTCGTAGTACTTCGGATTGGTGGCGAGCCCTGCCTCAATATCTTCGGGGGTGCTGTACCCGAACTGCTTCCAGAGGTTCCGCATCCCAGAGTTATACTGGGCACTCGCGCGGTTCAGGTCCACCGGGTGTGGTCGCTTCTCAGCAGCCACCGCGGCAGCTTTCTCTAGTGCTGCTTCGATGTACCTGATACCCAACTGGCGCAGGAGGGGCGAGGCCACCATCGACTTCTCTCCACTAGGCGCGAGCGTTCATCCGGCGCAGGCGGGCCAGAATGTCGCCGTCCTTCGGCCGAGCGGAGGCTTTCTTCGCCTCCTCTTCCTTCTTCTCTTCCTTCTTCTCTTCCTTCTTCTCGCCCTCGTCCTCTTCCTTCTCGTCCTTCTCCTCGCCGCCCTCGCCCTTCTTGGCCTCGAGGTAGTTCTTCAGGCCCTCGGGCATCTCAGCGGTCTTTTCGAGGTGGTTCATCACCAGCTCTCGCTCGGACGGCGGAAGACCCTTGAGGTACTGGAGCGCGGCCACCTTCTCGTTGTCCTTCATATAGAAGGGCAGCCGGGAGGCGTACTTCTGGCCGAGCACGCGCAGCTCGCGGATGTACTGGGCATCTTCGGACTGCTTGATGGCGGTGTTGGTGCCACCCTCGTGCGGCTCCTGCCCCGGGTGCGGGCTCTCGTTTCCGATGGCGGCGGCGCGAGCCGCGGCAGCCTGATCGGACTCGCCAGGGCGGTCCTCACCCTTCACAGCGTAGCCCTCGGGCCGGCGCTGCTTCTCCATCTGACCCTCGCCCGTGATGGTCTCGGGAGGGGTGTTTCCCGGGGCGATGGTAGCACCCATCGCGTCGGCAGTCTTGCCCAACGCAGCGGCGTGGATGATCCGTCGCAGGCTGGCGCCCTTCACCGCTTCGGTTGCGGAGTTGGAGCCACCTTCGGCCGGACCCATGGCGTTGTCTTCGCGCTTCTTCTCGGAAGCGATGGCACCCTGGCCGGAAGCTTCCTGCTTGCCGACGCCGTCTTCACCGACGTTGGCGTACGCGTCGCCACCCGGGCGGTTCTTCTCGTCCAGCCGAGCTTCGGCGTTGGTCGAGTTCGCCGACCGGTTCTCCTGCTCGGGACGGTCGCCGACGATGGTCGAACCGGTGTCGACCGACAGCTTCTGTCGGAGCAGGCGTGCACCAATGCGCAGAGACGCGGCCTTGGCAGCCTCGGCCTCCGGGGCGACGGGGGCAGCTTCCGGATCAGCGCCGGCGGCCGGACCAGCGACCGCAGACGCGGCCTGGGCTGCGCTCTCGGAACTCTGCTGAAGTGAGTTCGAGAGGTCGACCAGGTTGGCCGCGAGTTCTGCCGTGGCTTCGGGAGCGACCTCGCCCATGGGCTGTTCGGGCAGACGCTCGGCGACTTGATCGGCAGCGGCGATTGCCTGGTCCTCGTTGGCGAACTTGACGGCGCCGCAGTCCATCAGCGCCTTAGCGATGCCACGAACGTAGGCTTTCTTGAACATGCGAGACTCCTTTTCGAGTTTTGGTCGCTTTACGCTTTCAACGTAAATTCGACTGTAATAGTAGGTTGGTAGACACAAACTTTCAAGGGCTTTTCCTGTTAGTACCGACCCTTCGGTCCGGTTCCAAACTCCTTACCATAGGCAAAGGCGGGTATAGGATTGGTCCCGTGGATGTCCGCTTTCTCGGCAAAGTGCGCCCCTTCTAGGATGGAGGCTTTGAGCTTGCGGTGTCCAAGGCGGGCCATCCAATCTGGGTTCAGCAGAGGATTGCTGGTGATGGGCTGCATGTGGAACGACAGCGAGGGAGGTTTCATCGCAACTTCGACTGTCTTGATGCCCTGCCGTTTCAGGTCGTCTACGATTTCGGGGGTCACCAGGGTACCCGCGGTATGCTGCAAATATCCCTGTGCCAAGACTTGCCCAGTCGCTGACTTCA